ATGGCAGGCAAGAAACAGTTCGCAAATGGATCGTGGCAGTACGTCTTCAAAAGGAAGGGTGTCCTGGACAAGCCGCTGTATCTCACGTTTTCCACAGAGGCGGAAGGCGATGCATATGCGGTCAAGTTGGAGGCGTTGCTGGCGCGCGGCATCGTTCCTCTTGAGCATCAAAAGACCGAACAGGTTTTGACCATCGCTGATCTCGTTGGCGATTACGAGCGCGAGGCCCATCCCTCGCCCAAAGATGTTGCGTCGCTGAAAACCATCCTGCCGGTTCTCGGCACGGTGCGCTTGACTGAAATCAATGCTGCTTGGGTGGATCAATGGATCGCCAAGATGAAGCGCATTGATAAGGTAGCGCCCACTACGATTCATGCGAAGGTCGGCGCACTCGCTCGCGCCACGGACTGGGGTATGCGCAAAGGCTTCCTCACAATGCCTGACCATGCGCTTCGCTCGCTGCCAAGCGGCTACGCTCAATACACCAAGGCTGACGCAGCCGTGGCCGGAGTGCAGCGAAAGGACAACGAGCGGGACCGGCGCCTTGAGCCCGGCGAGTGGGAAAAAATCTTGGAAGTGATCGCCACGGGTGTGCTGCCCCGCACTCAGCGGCCCCTGGTGCTTGAGGGGCGGCGGGACAAAGTGGCGTTGAAGTGCATCACAGTGCTGGCTGTAGAGACTGCGATGCGGATGCGTGAAATGTACACACTGCGCTGGAGCCAGGTGGATCTGCCACAAAAGACAGTTTTCCTGGACAAGACCAAAAACGGAGACAAGCGGCAAGTTCCGCTATCGTCGGTGGCACTGGCGGAACTGCGCGCGTTCAAGCCAAGTGATGCCGACCCTGCTGATTTAGTGTTCCCCTTCCTGCAGGGGGAAGAGTCACCGAAAGTGCTGAATGACACGACTGATTTCCTGTCGCGGCTGTTCGTGGATATTTTTGAGCTCGCCGGCGCAAAGGGGTTGCTGTTCCATGATCTGCGCCACGAGGCGACGAGTCGCTTGTTTGAGCGCACCAAACTCAGCGAGACGCAGATCATGAAAATTACCGGCCACAAGAGCCACCGAATGCTCATGCGATACGCAAACTTGCGCGGATCGACCTTGGCCGATGACCTTTGGTAAGACGCTCGGCGGTCTGGTCAAGGATGACTTTTTCTGCATATCTGTGCACATCACTGATTCGCATCACGTAGGCGCGACCAACGCGGCCGGCCGGCAGCTCGCCGCCGGCGATGAGCTTTTCAACGGTGGAACTATGCACCTGAAGAATCTCGGCCGCTTCTGTGACGGAGCAGGTGAAATTGTTTGTGGCTTTGGTCATAGTGCTATCAAAAGTTAAGCCCCTCTCGGGGCTTTGTGTTTTCTCAGAGGATGCGAAGTAGCGGTTAGCGCTTGGAATGCCTGCAGGTACAGGTCCCATAGGTGCTGGCCATCAGGACAGCGCGCCTGCTTCCCCGGCGTGGCGCCGGCAGCTATGCAGGTAGGGCAGTTGAAGTGGTGGGCTATGTAGGCCTTGTCTTCTGGCAGGCCCACAGTGCTGGCGCTGGTTGCCATGAAGTCCTCCCAAAAGCAAAACCCCGCATCAGCGGGGCTCAGGGTGGTTGATAGGTTCGCGCCATCTGTCGCGCTTGTCGCCTCGGTCGCGGGCTCGGCGGCTCATGCTTCACTTCCTTGCGCTGCCTGGGCGGTGTTGAAGGCCTCTACAACCTGCTCTCGGCTGTACAGCGGCACGCTGCACTCGCTACTGTTTCCCATGCGCACAGATGCCACGGTAGCGGTGTGCTCGCCGGTCTGGAACTTATTCAGGTCTGATGGATAGATATGTGCGGCGGCGTCGTCCAGCAGCCCATCCAAGTGCGCCAGCACCGCATCTCGCGCGTCTGCCTGCGCCTGGGGTGATTGACCATCCCACCACCAGCCAACAAAGCCGCCATGGTTGATGAAGCCACGTTCTGGCTGCTCACCTTCCACGGGCTTCTCCAGCGCGTAGCCGGTGATCTGGTAGCCGCGCTCCTGCAGGCTATTGAGCTTCAAGGAGGCAACGTGGCAGAAGGCGGGCACCGCCTGCGCGGGAAGTCCGGTAGCAGTAGCCAGCAGGGCGCGCACTGTGCGGGCTGTATAGAGATCGCCATCAATCTGCGGTACGCCTTTCTTGCGTGACCACACGATCATCGCCCCATGGTTATAAGCATCAGGCTCAGGCAGCACCACTGGCACGGCTGCTGGGGTGGCGTCAAGCGCGGCGCGGGCCTGCCACACATCCCAGCCAAACTGGATGTAGTCATCGTCGCCGTTATAGAACCCGTCCTTAAAGGAGAAGTCAGAGGGGACGTAGTGATGGTTGTCAATCAGCTCGCGCTCAAAGGCGGCGCGGTCATCAGGAACTGCCACGGCTGCGGGCGCTGCCTGGGAGGTCGCGTTTGAAACGGAACCTGTTGCCTGGGCCCGGCCTGCATGCCATGCGGCTTGTTCTGCTGCGGCTGGCTCCTGAATCTGGTGCAGGCACTGGCCGCGGGCTTCAATCGCCGCTTCATAGCCCAGCACCCACATAGCCTTGTCATTGGTGTTCAAGCAGTCGGGTGCATCTGCGATCGTGATCTTGTCTTGCATATAGGTGGCTCCCAGAATGAGAAAAGCCCGCGGCGGCGGGCTGGGGTGTTGGTTAGGTGACTGATGCCTGTTGCTTCACGTTGTCGTAGGCCTTGATTCCCCACGCGATGGCATAGCAGTTCCATAGGAAATGGAATTTGAATTCCTTGCAGTTCCACTCCCAGCAGTCATCCATCTGAAAGCCAGGCACGTCATCACATCGAAAGTCGCGGGCAGCGTCGTAGGCTCGTACTTCGCCATCATCGGCAGTCGATAGAACTTCATCGTTCAGAGCGCTCCAAAGCGCTGCCTTGTCGTCGCTGAATTGGTCGTGCTCCGCCTGGGTGCTGTATTCAGCATCGGGTTCACTGCACTCAACCCAGCTATCAAATGCCTCTTTGACATGCTCCCGAAAGCTATCGGCACTGAACTCCATGACATCCCTTGGTGCCGGTGCGAGCAGCTTCTCGTCCCAATAGCCAGGGTTGATTGCCAGTTGATCAGCGCGGCCTGTTTTGTTGTAGTGCTCTTGATCTGTGCGAAAGAACGTGAACATGTCCTGCAAGCGTCGGAATACGAAAGTTCCCATGTCGCCATCAATGCACAGCGTGCCAGGCCAAGTGATGATGTCGAACCAGTAGGCGCGGCTGGAGGGATCTTTGAACCGCAAATGACGGTTCACACCGTCGTCGCGCATGACTTCCATCTGGTGCGCTTGCGCATCCTTGAGGAAGCGATCCTCGGTGCATGCAATTTCTCGGGGCATTCGTGTCTCCAGAAAGCAAAAAGCCCGCTCAATGGCGGGCAGGTGATGGGTGGATAGGTAGTGACTGGTCGTCCTGACCAACGTCGGCTGAAGCGATGGCAAGCAGCGAGCCGTCTATAGACTGGGGATCCTTGTAGTCAGCAAGACGATCTGGGGTATAGCAATAGCTCCATCAGGTCTGCTTTGCCAGCTACAGTCACAAGACCTGCTGCTGCGAGTGCGCGGATAAAGCCGAACCCGTGCTGACGAGCGTTCTCCAGCTGTATCGCCGATTCCGGCTTCTTGTCATAGGCTGCGCGAACCCTGTCAACGATGATCTTCCAATCAGCGTGAAGATTTTCTGGCAACAGTTCGTAGCGATATGCCTGTACGGGTTGTGAAGCATTGCTCGCCATGTCTGCTCCTCGGTGACTCGGCCTATAGATTACGCTTCTTCATTCCTGGAACGCTTTCTATGGAATGAAAAAAGCGGGTGGTGGGCTGTGGTGATTACGGGTGAAACGCTCGTTGCGAGGGCGCTATGTGCTTTTGCTGTAGGGCATGTGGTAGCTTGGGTTTGCAACGGGATCGAGTTCGATGGATATATCCGGATAGTTGCCCCCGGATACGTGCACCCGATCTCGCCCAGCATTTTTGGCTTCGTAAAGAAGCCGATCGGCCTCTCGCAGGGCTTGATCTAATGGCGTGTTGCTGTCGAGCGCTGAAATCCCGAAGCTCAGGGTCAACGTGTAGCCTGATGGGAGAACTTCATTGTTCAAGCGGAGGTCGCGCTGGATGCGAAGGGCAATGGCCTCGGCATCTTTCAGTGAAATTTCCGTCAGCAAAAGCACAAACTCTTCCCCGCCGAACCGTGCGACAAGGTCGTTCTCCCGCACGCTGTCTTTAAGAGTCGTTGAAACCAGTTGCAGAACCTCATCGCCGCGCTTGTGGCCCCAGGAGTCGTTAATGCGCTTGAAGTGATCTATATCGCAGGCCAGCACGGCCATCGGATAGAGCCGTATGTCAGCGAGGCGCTGCTGGGCATATTCTTGAAAAGAGCGGCGATTCAGCAACTGGGTCAACGCATCAAGGTCTCGCTCACGTCGTAGCTTGTCTACCGTTTCCTTCGCGGCAATAGCAGTCATCACCAAGCTGAAGAGCAGCGCGAAGTTCAAGATGCTCACCAGCGTTAGGAGCCAGTAGGGCGACTTTGGCAATGACCGAAGATCCGAGTAGCCCAGCAGCCAGATCAAACCGGGCCGAGTGAAGGTATAGGTAGTGAATGCGATGCTTAGCCAGAGCAGCAATTTATCGAGCCAGTGTAAAGAGCTCATCCTTGAGCGGACCTGCAGGATAGGCAGCATTAGAACCAAGCCCGAGCCTATACTGAAGGAACAGATGCGAACCCAAGGAATCGGATTCACCCAGCTGAAGTGATACACAACGGCTAAGGTGACGATGGAGATCTGCAGTGCAATGTGCGGATGCGTTGATACACGCCACCTGTCCGCCCAGCACTTCGCAAGACACCAGGCTCCCAGCAGATAGATGCTGCCAATCAATAGCGCATAGCGCGTGAGCACCTCAAGGGGAATCAAGGTTTGAGCAGCGAGGGGCAGTGCCGTGAGCGAATAGGCGCAGGCTTGCCAAAACAGAAAGCGCTGGGATCGTTGGTTAAACCAAGCAACCATCAGGACGGCAGCAAGAACCAGTAGCGCCAGAGGTGGTGTCAGTACCAACAAGTTGTAATTCGCGGACATCTGACCAGAGCCTCCCCGATCAAAGAGCAATCATTTCAACCCTGAGCGTTAAACGGCGATCTGGAATCTCGATGCTCGTATTTTCGCTTTTGTCACAAATTATTACACCGCCGCAGGCTGATAGATTGCTGTCAGCCGAACTCTTGTTACGAGCACAAAAGCAGCCAAAAGTCATCAAAAGCGGCCTCAGTTGCACGAATGAAAATCGTTCCAAATGTGTAGCCTTGTCTTCGCGGGTGGCACTGTGTGCAGATCAGATTTTTGATAACTCAGGCGACTACCTTTTTGATCTCTATCAACTGAACTTCCAGTCATCCCGCCTTGACGGCCAGCTCCTTGCATTGTTGAGCTGCCTCCTGAAGGATATAGGGCTTGCTACGCACTGCAGTGCGCTTGGCTGTGCGCAGCCATGCGGTTTCATCAAACGGCTCCGGCGGTTTGCCTCCTGCCTTTTGCGCCATTTGGCAAAGCCGCTCGTGTGCCTGCTTTGCCTCATCCAGCAGACCAGGCGCGATACCTGAGACGCGCCAGCCCTTGTGTACGGACACAGGATCCGCCTTGGCAGTCAGGCGGCGCTGGCGTTCGAGCTCCATTCCTTGAGCTCGCATGGTGGCCATGCGGGAATCGGTGATGGGGTCGCCGTTGTGATTCACGAAAGTCAGACTCATGGAGGCCTCCAAAGAAAAAGCCCACTCTTTGGCGGGCGTATGGTTATTAGAAAAAATCAATCCCAAGCCAATAAACAGCTAGTTACATTCAGCGCTTTGCTTTGTTCACCTGAGTACGGACCGGGTATGGCACTTGATGATCGAACGCGCAGATTGCTTGAGGAGTGGGAGGTCAAGCACGGTCTGTCAGTCATCCAAAAGAGACTTGATATGGGCTTGTTTGAGTTCGACCGTGAAAAGCAAAAGAATTGCTATTTATGGCTTAAGGCACGACAAGTCACTCTCTGGACTTCTATTGCTGGCCTACTTGCTTTAGGAAGTGCCGCAGTGGCTGCGTTAGTCGTTGCTTTCACACCTGCGCTGAAGTGATGCGTGGCCGCTGGCGCTGCTAGCCAGCGAGGCAGGCAGGTCGCCCAAGCGGGTGCGGCCTTCGCCGCCCAGGGCTTCGATCAGGTCGGGAATCAGGCGGGACAGCTCACCGGTGGCAATGGCCACATCGGTATCAAAGCCGCTGTCATCCTTGCTGTTGCCGTCCATGACTGCATCCAGCAGCGTGATGTTCTTGATCTGCAGGCCTTCGGTCAGCACAAAGCTCACCCGGTCGTCCCAGGTCATGGCCAGCTTGGTAGGCAGCTTGCCTTGCTCGATGTGTTTGCGGACTTCCTCAATGTCCAGCGGGTGGCGGGCGTAGCGCACCACGGCCTTGGATTCGTCGGCGGCTTTCAGCTCCGTTTCCCGGTCCGCGCTGAAGCCGGTGGGCGGCTCCTGGGTCATCAGCCAATGCGCCATCGCAGCCTGTGGACTGGTCTGGGTGTCCAGCAGGGCCAGGGCGAAGCCGGGCAGGCCTTCGACCAGCAGCGTGACCACTTCATCGGCGCGGCCCTGGGCACTGGTGTCCAGCACCAGGGTGCGGGCCTGAGGATCGATCCAGACCCACATGCTGCCTTGCTTGGTGAAGGCCATGGGCAGCAGGTCCAGCTTGGCCTCGTCCTTGAGGTCGCGCTTTTCCTTCTTGCCGGGCTTGCGGCCTTCGGTCTTTTCGATGTGCTCGGCCTTCTCGTTGACCTTGCGATTGAGCACGCTGGCAGGCAGCACCTTGGCCTCGGTCATGAAGCGCATGACCCACTGACCAGCCACGGATTCGACCAGCAGGCCGTGCTGCTCTCCGCGCGGCGGCACCCAGCCCACGGAGCGCTCCTGGGTCGCGCCGCACTCCTCAAACACTGTCTTTTGCAGGGCATCCTCCAGCGCCTGCAGATCGCTTTGCCAGCTTTCGGCAATGCGGTAAATGATCATGTTCTTGAACATCTGGGCTCCAGAAATAGAAAAAGCCCGCGGGAGCGGGCTATTGAGGGATTCAGATTTTTACTGCTCTCAGACAGTAAATGGCTAGGAGGTTGTTCCGCTATGCGGCGTCCAACTGAGGCAGTATTTTCTGCAGGCTGCTTAACGCTGCTTCGCCTTGATCGGTCAATATACTTGCGAGAGGCTCTGCATCATCATTCGCGAAATATGCCACTGTCCATTTCGGGAAGAGGCGCTGTGTGATGCCTTGGGCTTGATAAAGTGGAGTGAAGTTGATGTGCCTGGTGTCCAAAGCGATTTTGTTCGCAAGCGCAATCACGTGTTCCTGTGGGCCTTCGATGTACTGAACGAAGCGTTGGCCGTCAAATATCAGGACGCCCGTGATTTCGTGTGCCTGGTTAAAAACGCGGGAGAATTTGGCGATCTCGGCAACGCAACCAATATCGGCGTCTGGGGCAATTTCGCTGTGATAAAGAAAACTCCCGAACTCTGTCACGGCTTCCTCCATCTCTTATTGGGTTCAGTATAGGTTCAGATTATTACTTGCTGGTTAGTGTTAAGCCCCATAGGTGACTCACGGCAATTCTTTGAGGCACTGCACCGTCTTGTCGTCCAGCCATTCGGCATGCATGCCAGGGCAAGCGAACTCGTCGCGCAGGCTTTTGATGATGGTTTGGGGTTCATCGGCTTGGGCATCGGGCGCGGACAGCCAGGCTGCGAGAAGCAGGGCGCCAACGATGACCAGCACGGAATCAACAATCGTCTTCAGCATGAGGATCTCCTCTTCAAAAATCTTGTTCAGCTATCCGAGCTGAATGCTCAGAGGGGCCAGGCTTCTGGCGTGAGTGCGATCACCACGGCCGCGCCGACCAGGCAGAAGAGGCCGAAGCCGGTGAGCGCCCATTGCGCCGCAATCAGCAGCTTTGTGGTGTGGGCAGGGGATGGAGTCGAATGCATGGAATCTCCTGAGGGCAAAGAAAAAGCCCGCGAGCGGTTGCTGCGGGCTTGAATAAAGAGCCGGTGACCCTTTCGGGCCCTGCCTGGGGAAGAGGTCAGTAAGGGAGGGAGGAGGGATCCCAGGCCCGGCATAACAGGTAGATGGGGCCGAATTCTGCATGACGCTTTTCGAGCGATCAATAGGAGCTCGTCTTACAGCAAAGAGGAGTAGAACCATCTGGCGTGACCGCTGTCGCCACGACGCAAGCGTCGCGTTCCTGATTGCCGCCAGCCCAGGCCCATTCCTGAACTGCCGTACCTGCTCGAGCAGTCACGCCAGATAGCCCCCGCTACTTTCCCGGGGTGGTCATGATGGGCACCTAAGACCGGTGCGATTACCCTCTTGCAGTATTCCAGCCGGGCCTTGCAGGCCTGGTTTGTAATAACCGGGGAGCCGACCCCCGGCACCATCACGGCGGTGGACTGGGCCGCCTAGACTTAGCGCGCAAGGCGCATCGGTGTAGCCCACGGAGTCGAACCGTGTCCAGTCCACCTGCGTGATGGCCCCGCTAAAGCCCTGCGGGGAAGGCGCATGCGGGCCGCATGCTGGCGGGTAGCTCACATTTCAGAATTCAGAATCTCCAGGTACAAAAATGCCACCTCCTGGGTGGCTGGTAAAAGAAAACCCGCACTGGGCGGGTTGTTTTGGTGGGCCAGCATTTAGGCTGGTTCCATTTCTTCGTTTAACTCGTCGCCTTCTTCAAGGCGCGACTCCCAGTGCTCCCCTTTGGATTCCACGACGACTCGGGTGGGCTGAGGGCCATTCATAGCCCTCTCCACAGCGCGCAAAGTCTCAAATGCACTCTTGAGGCGCACATTGCCGTTGGCATGCTCCAAGTAGATCAGACGGATCATCTTGTCAGCCATCTTGGGGATGTGTTTGTCTTTCTCCCATCGAGCTACAGTTTGTGCGTCAACACCAAGCGCAGAGCCCAGGGCTGCTTGGGACAGAAGTAGGCCTGACGTGCGAATGTAGCGAAACTCTGTGCGAGACAGTGCGCGAGGCTTTTGGACAAATGTCTTGCAGAGCGTTTCCGTCAGTCCTTCAATGTCGTGGATCGCGACAGCGTCTCCATGGGGTGTTTTGCGAACCTTGTAACCATTGGCCAACCACACGTTGCGGAGGCCCCCGTCCGTATAGTGGTACATGACTACTCTCCTAAATTAATTACCGTTACTACCGTCAAATCTGGGGCAGGATGATCTATGTAGACCTCAACCCCAACCAAAACTCCAGAAACCAGCCTTTCCATTCGGCACTTTAGGCCTGTGAATTTGATGTCGGGCTCAGGCTTGCGACGCATACAACCCAGCCGCAAAGCCTCGAGGACCATCATTTGTGTCACACCTCTTTGCCTCATTCGCTGCTGAGCATGCTTGGTGAACATGACGTTAAAGCTCTCTTGCGCACACTCTTGAATGAAGCGTTCCAGCTGGTGATTTGACAGGCTTGTCAAAAGATGGTTCCTATCATTTTGATAGGTTGATGGTAACTCAACCTTGATCAAATTTGAGGAAATTATTAGTTTCGCTATTGTTTGTGTGGTCAAACCGCAGCCCTGCAAGCAAGGCTTTGGTTTGAACCCCGGATGCGCTCCGGGTGGCGGCGCTAGCGCGCTGGGCGTTTTTGCTCTCGGCCTCCCTGTATGCCTCACCGCCGTATGGAACCCAGCGGATGGATTTCGCGTGGCCTTTCGATGTTCCTGTTGCCGATCCCATCCGGGGGCAGAGCAGTACTGACTAGAGCGACCGACGACCTTTTGTATCCCGCTGCCGCCCGCGGTGCCTTGTGTTTACCCAGCCGTGCGGCTGCATGAGCTTCGGTGCTGGCTCGATCACTTGGCACCCATCGCTTCGGTTTTCTGCTGCGATGAGTAATTGAATCATGATTCAGTCGCTTGTGTCAATCTTGATTCAATTTAATGTGAATACAGATTCAATCTGAACGATGAGAGAGGCCATAGCTATGCACCCAGCAGACGAAAAAAGCCCGCTTATGCGGGCGAGATGTAGGCTTCGCTTCAAGAGCGTAGGGATTCGCTGGAGCGGTATCTAGTGAGGGTGGCCGAAGCGCATCATGACCGTCTGCGGAATTTGCGCCGATGTTCCAGCATGGTCCCGATGACAACAAGATGGTGCTCATCGCTTCGCATCACGGGGTAGTCGTCATTCAGAGGCACCAGCTCAAAAATCTCTTGACCAGCCTCATCGATGCCACGCACTCGGTACTTTTTGAAGGTTGCCTCTTGTCTCGTATTACGTGCGGCAACAAAGTCGCCGGGACGAGGGGACACTTCGGGATCGATCAAAACCCTGTCACCTGGGCGGAACTCAGGGAGCATTGAGTCGCCTTCGATCTCAAAAAAGAAGGCCCAGTCAGAGGCATCGTCTTCGCCGAACTCAACGGCAAAGCCGTCGCCAGGCTCATATGGGCACACGATCTCTTTCACTAGCCCTGCTTGTATCTTTGAGATGACAGGGTAGGCGCGCATGCCTGGTGGCGTTGGTTTGACGTTTTCATCGAAGTTTGCGGCCATAGAGCCAGATCCGGTTGCAAGCCAGTCTGGGCTCACGCGCAGAAATGCTGCGGCCTTGGTGTTGTTTGCGGCGGAAAAGGCTTTTGACAGGCCGTCAAGGGCTCTTTTCACTGCTTGATAGCTGACCCCCATGCCGGCGGCAAGCTGTGACACCGACACCGACCTTTCATCCATGGCGGCCTTTAGTCGCTCGCTGTATTCAATCATGGTTGAAATATGCTTGAGCGGAAGTGAATTGTGATTGCGTATTGTGGTGAATCATGATTCAATCCAAGGATGAATAAAGCTGAAGCAATTCAACAACTGGGCGGCTCTATTCCAGCTGCCGCTAAAGCAATTGGCGTGAGCTACCAAGCTGTCAATCAGTGGCCTGATGTGCTTCCGGCACGCATCGTTGACCGCGTTCAGGCCGCCTTGTGGCGCATGCAGAAAGAAAAGTGTTCCAGCCACGAGCTGGCGCAGCCATCCACTTCGACCAAGGAGGTGGGCAATGACTGACACCACCAAACGCATTACGCAACTCCCGCACCTGTCCAAGGCTCAGAACACTGCGCTTGCTGCTGTAGTAGATGCGCTCAAGGGTCTGCAGCCCGAAGACGCTCAGGAGGTCTTGGATCACGCCATTGCCCATCTGGCTGGTGACGAGCCTGCCCCCATGTTTGCGCGCGGCATCGCTGGCCCTCTGGGCAAGCTGACCTGTGACGCCAAGACCAAGATAGACGAGCTCACCCATGATCTGTGGTTGCAGCACTGCTCCCAGCGCGGCCAGGACACGGCAGGGGTGCTGCGCGACTGCATCTACGTCCTGGTGCACGGCAAGAGCTACAGGCAAATGGTGGTGGAAAAGATCAACCATGACGACAAGCGTATCGACGCGCTTGCCAAGCTCATAGGTCCGTTTAGGGCCCCCGAATCCATGGGGGGCGTCTAAATGTCCAGCATCGTCATCAACAACACCTCCTTGCAGGTGATCGAATACATGGGCAAGCGTGTTGTCACGCTGGCACAAGTCGATTCTGTCCACGGTCGTCCCGAAGGAACTGCAGGTCGAAACTTTCGCGAGCACAAGCACCGCCTCATTGAGGGCGAGGACTACTTCAAAGTAGGCGCCGACGAATTTCGTCGTCACCTCGATCCAAACCACTCTAAGTTTGCGAGCGAGGATGTGATCCTGCTGGCCGAGCCTGGCTACCTGATGTTGGTGAAGTCTTTCACTGATGACTTGGCCTGGAGCGTGCAGCGCCAGCTGACCAACATCTACTTCCGCACCAGGTCCCAAGCCCGAGAGCTCAGCAAACTTGAGGTGCTGCAACAGGCCCTTGAGTCCGAGCAAGCACGCATCAAGGCCGAAGAAGCGCTGGCGCTGGCCGCACCAAAGGCGGAGTTTGTGGACCGTTACGTGCAGCCAGGCACTGGCAGCATGGGTGTGCGTGAGGTATGCAAAGTCCTTGGCGCCAAGCTGAACGAGTTCACCGATTTCCTGCTGAAGCGCGGCCTGATGTATCGCACCACTCCAAAGAGCCCGCTCACGCCGCGTGCAGAGCACATGCATAACGGCCGCTTTGAGGCTAAGACAGGCACAGCAGAGCACGGCGAAACTTCACACGCCTTCGTTCACTACAAGTTCACCCCCAAGGGGGTGGAGTGGATCGCGGGCCTGTGGGGTCAGCACCAGGTGCGCCTGAAGCAGAGCGGCGGGGTGACAGCATGAGCACGATCATCATGGCGGCCTGCTGGCCCCTGCAGGGCATGAGCCCGAGCCAGAAGGCTGTTCTTATTTCTCTGGCTGATCAAGCGAACGACGATGGCGTGTGCTGGCCTGCGGTCGGGACAATCGCCGCACGTACCTGCCTGTCCGAGCGCGCTGTGCGCGATGCCTTGGCCTGGCTGCAAGCGGCTGGCGCTGTGTTCCGCGAGTACCGCCACAACACAAGCACCAGCTACACCGTCTGCCCCAAGCGCTTTGACCCTGCCAAGGCTCCGGCAGAGAGCAAGCGCACCACCAAGCGCAAAACCGATGTGGCGGCAAATGCCGCCCCCCCTGCGGCTGCCGCCCCGGGTGCAGATGCCGCCCCACCGGCAAATGCCGCAGTACCCCCGGCAAATGCCGCCCCAGCCCCGGCAGATGCCGCAGGTCTGGAGGGGCAAATGCCGCCCCCAAATCATCAGTTGAACCGTCACTTAACCGCCAATGAACCATCCCCGCCTGCTTTGCAGTCGGGTCGTGGTGGTGCAGGGCAACCTGAGAACACCGAGGAAACCGCACTGCAGACTGCTTGCCGGGAGACTTGGGCGGCCTACAGCTTCGCGTTTGAGCAGCGATACGGGGTTAAGCCCGTTCGCAACGCCCCGGTGAATGCCAACGTCAAAGCGCTGGTCAAGCGCTTGGGCCACGAGGAGGCGCCGCTGGTGGCCGCGTGGTACGTGTCGAACGTCAATGAGGCCTTTGTTGTGAAGAACTCCCACGGCATGGGCGTGCTGGTCAACCAGGCCGAGGGCTATCGCACCCAGTGGGCGCGCGGCCTGGCCGTGACGGCGACGGCTGCGCAGGCAGCCGACAAGAGCAGCGCGAACTTCGATGCCATCGAGGAAGCCAAGCGCTTGATGCGACGGAGCAAGGAGGGTGGCAATGCTTAACGAGAACGACACCGATTGGCTGATCGAAGAACTGGGCGCGACCATGGAGCTTTCCGGGCAGCAGATTCGCCCCGCATCGCTGAAGTTGCTGGCTGCTGACCTGGAGCACATCGACAAGTCGCTGCTGCGCATGGCACTCGCCCGTATCCGTGCCGAGCACAAAGGCCAGATCCTCACCGGCACCGTGCTGCAGTACGTGGACCATGCCATGGGCCGGCTGCTGCCGGCGGAAGCCTATGCGCTGGCGCTGTCCAGCTCGGACGACCGCGCCACCATCGTGTGGACGAACGAGATTGCCGATGCCTGGGCCGTGGCTGCGCCGCTGCTGCGTGCTGGCGACAAGTTCGGTGCCCGACAGGCTTTCGTTGAGGCATACGGCCGCATTACTGGCGAAGCCCGCGCGCTGCGCCAGCATCCTGTGGTGCAAGTGAGCCTTGGTCATGACCCCGAGGGGCGCACCCGCGCCTTGCAGGAGGCCATGACTGCAGGGCGCCTGCCGGGCGGTCTGGAAGCCTTGACCGAGGATGTTCGCCACCAACTGCAGCTACCTGCACCACGCGCTGCGCTGGCGCTGCCTGCGCCGGAGATTGCTCCATCAGGAGCAGAACGCACCGCGCTGCAGCAGTTGGCCAAGCTGCGCGACCACTTCGCCCGCAAGGCTGGGCGCTTAACCCATGCCCAGGTTCTGGCCCGGGCAGACCGCATGCGCCTGAACCAAGACAAGCGCAAGACCGCCGCCGCTGTGCTGGCCTACCAGCAGGAGGGCAGGTGATGAATGCCAAACGATTTACCACCGCACTACCTAGCCGCCAGAGACCATCTGGTGCGGCTGGCAATGACGCCGGGGTGGTGGCACTACTCAAGGCACAGGGCTACGGAGTTGGAAGAGGAATCCGTGACACATGGGCACGGCCTGTGGCCGGGAATGCGGGAGGCGGTGCGAGCCGAGCTCAAGCGCCTGGGGTTCAAGCCACGGCCAAGCGATCTGGAGCCGGTGGAGCCAAGTACGGCAACAAGAAGACCGTCACCCCCGATGGGGTGAAGTTCGATAGCCGCGCCGAGGCCCGCCGCTGGGGACATCTGTGCATGCAGTTGCGCGCAGGGGAAATCACCGAGCTGCGCCGCCAGGTGGCCTATGAGCTGGTGCCCGCCGTGAAGTTTGCCGATGCGAGCCGCGTCAAGAAGGCCATTTGCTACGTGGCCGATTTTGTCTATGTGGAAAAGGGCGTGGAGGTGATTGAAGACGTGAAGGGCGTGCTGACCCCCGAATTCAAGCTCAAGCGCCACCTGATGAAGGCTTTGCTGGGCCTGGAAGTGAGGTTGGTCAAATGATCCAGCCTTTGAACCCAGCCTTCTTTGGGAAGGTCGTGCCGGGGGGCGGCGAACGCAAGCCCCCCAGCGCATCGCGCATCACGCGGCTGCTGCAGCCGCACCTGGACCGTATGAGTGATGGCCGGTACATGCACCGGGTCACCATGGAAAACCGCTGCGGCAACACCATCGAGGTGGGCGCCCGCCGGATCTACGTTATGGACGAGTACGGCGATACCGTGCTGGTGGATGACTGGGGGCCCTCATGGTATTGATGCGCCGTTGCCCCCTCAAGCCCGGCAAGGGCTTCAAGTCTCGCAGCGGCTGGGCTGGCGCTGGGCTCCGTGATGAGCAGGACGAGGGCCACCACTATGAGCCCGGGCAGGCTGGCAGCCGAGAGCAGCGCCTTGCCGAGCGTGCCGCGCGCCAGATCGAGAGCGCCCTTGCAACGGCCAGCATGGTCCCCGATAACGTCACCATGGCCCCTGGGGCTGGGACGACTGGCATAGCTGTTTTGAAAGAGCACGTCATTGAAAGCGAGCCCTACCGCCGTCTGGTGGCAGAACTGCCTTGCTTTTGGTGCGGCATCAGCGGCTATAGCCAGCATGCCCATCTCAACTACGGCAAAGGCCTGGGCCTGAAGACGGACGACCGCACGGGATTCCCCCTCTGCTGCAGCCGTCCTGGCATTGAGGGCTGCCATGTGGCCTATGACAACTACCGGCTGCTGGAGTCCGGAGGGCGCGAGGCCCACCGCGAGTACGGCATCGAAGCCGGCCGCTTCACCCGCGAGCAAATCCTGAAGGCTGGGCTATGGCCCAAGAAGCTGCCCCTGTGGCAGGGATCCCCAAGAAATACAAACTGATGGCCAGCTCTCCCCATATTTATAAGCGCTTCATTCTCCCGTCCGGAAAGGTTGTGGAGGTCCGCCGGATCGAGCAGGGCACCAACCCCGAGGCCGTTGTCCGCGAAGTGAACGAGAACGATCAACTGGCGCCGCGTGAGGACACGCTAACGCTGCGCTTTCTCCTGACCCATTGCAAAAAGGCTCTTTGATGAACCAGACCCATTCCGACACCCGATGGCCTGACGGCACCCCACGCAGCAGGGGCAATGCATTTGATGTGCTGTATCGCTCGCGCGATGCTCCGGAGAGTCCGGAGCCAGACACCCGCCGCAAGGCCGGAGCCAAGCACGGCAGGGCGCTGCCGTTCAGCTTGCCTGGCACCCGTGCCCGTACACGTTGAGAGGATGCCTCCGTATGGATGAAGAACTGAATAAGCAGGTGGCCGAACATGTCTATGGCATGACACATGAGGCGATTGCGGCATTGCCGTGGGGTGTTCCTGATTTTTCCGGGGATAGGACATGGGCTGCAGGGGTTGCGAATCGGATGCTGCGACAGCCGCTACCTGTGCTCTCACGCTTTGATGCTGCATTGAGCGAGGCCGCAAAAGCCTGGGGCTGGGGATCAACGCCTGAGCACCAGGGGATCTCCGTGCTGCTAATCGTTTTAACGGCCGATGAGATCTGCAAGGCAGCGCTAAAGGCTATTCGCGGATGTGACGTCGAAGTATCGACTTGAGCTGCTGGTAAGGGTCGCCGGGGATACCATCGAGAAGACTTGACCCCTTCTGCTGCAGCTCATTATTGAAGTCGAACACGTCGTTCATCGTCCGTTCACTTTGTGGCCGCTGCAGCCAACGGCGGATGATTTCAGCGTCTCGTTCGTTTTTCTTCATCGTTGTGGTTGCGTTAAAGCAAGGTTCTGGGCAGGACGCATTGTTTTCCGCGAAATGTAGCAGAGGGCCGCCTTCATACCCCCTTGAAATCGCCTCGGCACTGTCGTTTCATAGCGCGCGCCGAGGCCGTTTGTGTGCGCCTGCGGTATGGCAGGGGAACACATGGCAAGCCCAATCATTGCATTCCTGGCGGGGGCCGGTACCGGCTATTTGAAGCAGCGCGAGGTTGAGGACCAGCGTAAGCGGGACGATGAAGACCAGCAGTTCAAGAGGGACCAGCGCGAGGTCTGGCGCAAGCAGCAATCCGAGGCGGATTCGCTAAATCAGTCTCTCAAGCAGGCCCAGGCTCCTGCCGAAGTCGTGGAAGGCCCATTGGGCGATCAGAGCGCAGGCCCTCCGGTACCGATGGCATTGAGCCAGGGCAGCACTGGCGCGCCAGCAGCGCCAACCTTCCGCATGGTTGCGCCAGGGGTCAACAAATCTTTCTCCACAGCAGCGGAAGCCCAGCAAGCCGTGGCCGATTACGCCAAGCCCGAGGCGATGAATCAGCGTGTGGTGGCGGCGTATCGTGGCGCAGGCCTGGTAGATAAGGCACTTGAAGTAGAGCGCAACGTCAAGCAAGGTCAGTTTGCAGACCTGCAGTTCAATGAGGCACAGAAGGCTGCAGTTGCCAAAGATGCCGACAGCAGGCTGCGGGCCGCGCTGGGTGGTGGAGCTCAAGGCCTGAGCTCTTTCGCCAGTGAATCCGGCTTGTTTGGTGGTGCGAAGGTGGGATTCGATACCGGCAAGGACGGGAAGGTGCAGTTCTACACGCTGGGCGCAGATGGCGCGAAGGCGCTGCTGGGCCAGCCGGTAGATAACACTCAGGAGGCACTGACAGCTCTGGTATCTCCCCACTGGAAGAGTCTCGACACATCGCATTACCTGGACATGCTGCACCGCAATGCCCAGGCGCAGCGCGCGCAGGCGAACGACGACCGCAATTACGCCCTGAATGAGCGCAGGCTGAATGCGGACATCAGCCACCGGAGTCAGCAACTGGCCATTGCCGCTGGAAGAGCTTCGGGCAAAGCAGGGGGCGCCGAGGCAGCGCCATTCGACTTTTTGTCTGACTTTGACCCTAAGCAAGCACGCAAGCAGGCCATGGACATCGAAGCGGCCAAGGCGGAAGCAGAGGGGCGTGCTTTTTCGGGGGCCAATGCTCAGAAGATCTATGCAGGCCTGCGCGATGCAGCAGCCGGTGACAACGTTTCCCGCGAGCGGGCGAGGGTGTTTGGCGATGCAGCCCGAAAGGCCAAGAGCCCGGAGGATCTGCAGGCAGTGAGGGAGCGTGCCCTGCAGAGCGGCTTCACCGAGGAGGAAATGGGGCGCATCGACCAGCGTTTTGCGCCCGCTCCTGCACCCAAGCAGGCCGCTGCTGCCAATACAAATCAGGCCCCAAAGAAGGCATCTGCACCTGTCATTGCAGAGCAAATTGGCTCCGGACTGCCTCCCGCTGCAGAAGCCGCCGGAGTCCGCTTGGACAAAGCACGCGCAGATCTGGCTCAGTTGCGCGCAAGTCGGCCACCTGGGCTCAAGGATGGCAATGCAGCTCGTGATGCATTCGCCCGCCAGATCAAAGCTGCCGAGGACGAACTGGATGCTGCAGACGCGGCCTACCAGGGCGCCGCCTCCCCATTTGTCGCTGCCGCGTATGGCACCCGCCGCAAGTAAGGAATCACAATATGGCCAAGAAAAAGACCCCCCAACCTCGCGCGCTCAGCTCCTTCGACGATCTGGACGCCGCCGGCATCGGTGCAGGCTATGTGAGTCCGTTCACGCCTGGTGCTGCGCCCGCGGCCGATGAACCGCCCAAGAGTCGCGGCCTGATGTCCGTGGCCAATGACACCGTAATCGAGGCAGCCAATGCGGCCGCCGGTGGCCTGTCGTCTGCTGCCAACTTCATCAAGCCCGGCAACGCGGTATCGGGCTGGATTGACAAGAACATCATCCAGGCCGGCGAAGAGGCCCAGAGCGATGTGGTCAAGGCCTCGAAGAAGAAATTCCGTGAGGGGGTGGCAAACGCCGATGGGGTGATGAGCGAGCTGGGGGCTGTGGGCGGCTACATCGTCGAGAACCCGCTGCTGGCTGCCGCGCAAGCTGCAGGTTCCTTTGTGGGACCTGGTGCTGCGGTCAAGGGGGCAGGCATGGCTGCCCGTGCTGCTGGCGTGGGCGCCAAGGGCATCGAGCGTGCTGGCCGGGCCGGTGGTGTTGCTGCTGGCGCTGCCATGGCTGGTGGTGATGCTGCCGGTACCGCCTATGACCTGGCTATCAAGGCGGGGGCAACGGAGGAAGAGGCAACGGCTGCAGCACGCCAAGCCAGCGTAATTCCGGCCTTGGTGGGCGGTGCAGGTGGCGCTTTCGGTGCGGAAAAGCTGCTGGCGGGTGCCAAGGGATTCGGCGGTGGCGCTGCTGCGCGTGCTGCCAAGACCGGCCTGAGCGAAGCCGCCCAGGAGGCCGTGGAAGAAGGTGTTACCCAATACGAGGGCCAGCGCGCGGCTATTCCCTTTGATCCGAGCATCGACCCGTCCAAGGGGGTGGCCGCTGCCGCGGGCATGGGCGCTGCGCTGGGCGGCATGACGGGCGCGGGCACTTCGCTGCTGACCGGCGGCCATGGGCCCGTCACGGGTACCGCCCTGGATGCAGCCATCAACCAGCCGCAGCTGACTGTGGAGCAGGCACAAGCCGCTATCGACTCTGTATCAAATGGCACGGCTTCGCCTGATCAGTTGGCGCTGCTGGCGCAGTTGCAGGCCGACCGCACGGGGCAGAGCAACGTCAGCCCCATCCTGGACATGGATGCACTGCAGCGCAAGGGCGTGACGCCTATTGGTCTGCTGGACGAGGTGGCCTTGAGCCGCGAGGGCTTAGGCGCCCCTGTGCAGGTCGTACCAGAGCGCGGCGCGCTGTCCCGCGCGGCCAACCTAGCCGCAGTGACCCAGCAGGCAGCTCCCTTGACAACAGCCGCTGAGACGCAGGAACAGCAACAGTCAGCCCAGCCCACTGAAGGCGCAGACATGGAGACGGGGGAGATTTCCCCAGAGGCCCGCGTCGGCCAGATCCAGGAGCATCTGGATTTCTTGGCCCAGATGGGGCGCAGCCAGGGCTGGACCAACGAGGCACTGGCCCAGCGTACAGCCTTGCAGCAGGAGCTGGATCTGCTCTCGCCGGCTCAGCGTATGGCTGACCTGCAGGACCAAGCAGCAGAAGCAGACGCCCGCGCTGCCGATTGGGCTGGACGTGAGTACCGACCCAACCCCACGGAGCTGCCAGAACATGCGGCCAATGGCGGCCCGGCAGACATTCAGGAGGCGAACGAGCAGCGCCGGCTGAAAAACATCCAGCAGGCGCAGCAGGAGGCGGCAGCAGCCCGGGCGCAGGTCGACCAGGTTGAAGGCGAAGGTAATGCACAGGCACAGCTGGCCGCGCAGCAAGACCGCGCCGCGCGCGTGGCCCAGACCGCCCCCGACATCCTGAACAAACAGGGCAAGCCGTTCACAGTGAAGCTGCCCGCCGTGAAGGCGGCCCAGGCGGCTGGCGCTGGATGGGAGCCTGTGAAGGTGGAGGGCGGCTATGTCGTGCGCCAGGTGCAGCTCGCGGACAGCCCCGCGCCCACTGCGCGCAAGGTGGCGACCCCGGCCCCGCAGGAGGCAATGGCCAAGGCCGAGGAAATCGCCCGTGAGGGCAACGCCCAGCGCCAGCAAGTGGCCCAGGCCGACCATGACGCAGGCGCTCGATGGGATGCCATGCAGCCCGATGCGCAGCGCGCCGTGCTCGCGGCCGTGCCCAAGATGGCGAATGTCATTCGTCAGAACCTGGAGGGCAAGGCCTGGGAAAAGATGAGCGCCGGCAACCGAGAAAAGGTGCTGAGTGCTATGAATTCAGTAGCTTCGACAGAACAGCAGCAAAAGAACTCCGAAGAAAAGCCAATTGAGGGCAAGGACCTGGGCAACGGCTGGGCCGCATTCGCCCCCGAATCTGGTACCAAGGCTGTGCCCCGCGCCCAGATGCCCCAGATCAAGGCCGAGCACCGTGGTGCCATGGTCAATTTCATGAACGCCCGTGGCATTGCCCACCAGGAGGAAACCGTGCCTGCCGCGAGCTTGAAGCCCACGCAGGCCGAGTTTTCGCGCGAGAAGGTGAAAAAGGCTCTGGGCTACGAGGGCGGCGACCGCTCCATTCTGGTTTCCCAAGACGGCCATGTGCTGGACGGCCACCACCAATGGATGGCAGCGCGCGAGCAGGGTAAGGACGTGAAGACGATCCGCCTGGATGCTCCCATCGAGCAATTGCTGGAGGCTGCCCACGAATTTCCCAGCAGCAGCACCAGTGGCGGCGCTGTCGATTCAAAGACTGCAGATAGTGGGACCGGCGGGACATTCACTCCGTCGGTGGGAGCAGCAGTGGAAATCACCAGCGGACTCTATCAAGGCAACAGCGGCACCGTAGAGAGCATCTCGGACTCGGGCCGTGTGGTTGTTCGTGGGGATAACGCGCTGGCCACAGGCTACTCAACAACGGCTGATGAGCTGGCACCGGCTGCAAAGTCAACGCCGGCGCGCAAGCCCCGCGCGGCCCAGGCTGGTGACGCGGAGAAGGCGCGTGCCGACTATTTCACCCCTGGCAACATCGTCAAGAGTTACAGCGGGCATGACCGGGTGATTGCCTACACTCCTCCGGACTCGGAAGGCCGCTGGAGTGTCAAAGTCCAAGCTGTGCGCAAGGATGGTGATTCTTGGGTGGCTGACGAGGGGGAACAGGAGCGCGTGCACGGCACAGATCCGCAGCCGCGCGAGATGAAGGCGGGCCCGGTGGCCCGTGCAGAGCCAGCGCCCGCCCAGACTCCGGGCAGCGCCAGCCCGGCAGCAACTGCATCAAAGCAGCCCACACTGGAGGCTCACATTGCGCTCATGCGCCGAGTGCGCGAGGGAAAGGCCACGGCCGCAGAGTTGCGCGAGGGCTTCAAGCGCACAGAGGGCGCCCGCGAGGCCTTGACCGCCGAGCTGGGCACCATGAAGAAGGCAGAGCTGCTGCGCACGGGCGGCATGTCCTTTGCCTACCGCCACAAGGACGACCGCAAGGAGGAGATTGTGGAGGCCCTGGCAAGCCGCGTCCTCGATGAGTTTTCGTTGGGCCGCAACTATGGCCCATCCAGTTACATGGCAACCATGGAAGGCATTGCCAAGCACAAGAAGATCAAGGCACAGGCACTGCGCGACCTGGTGGACAGCCTCACCGACGAGGACATCAGCTCTCATGCCAAAGCCATTGAGAAATCCCGTGCCGACGATAAAGCTCGCAGTGAAGCACAGGCCAAGGTGCTGGCCGACCCCCAGACGCTGGAGGATTTCCATGCGGTCATGCGCCACCACGTTGCCAAAGGCGATAGCCGCCAGGACGCTTTCCTCAAACTGACCGCTGAGCAGCGTGCACGTTACGACGCCCTGGAGGCCGAAAGCACGCGCAGTGCCAGGGAGGCAACAAAGGCCAAACGGCGCACCGAAGTGGCCAGCGCAGGGCAGACCACGGCTGGTGACGTGATCGAGACAAAGCACACCAAGCACGGGCATGACCTGTTTGTGGTGCAGCTGGCCGAGCGCGTGGACCGCGAGGACTATGACACCCTGAACGCATCTGCCCGGCGCATGGGCGGCAGCTACAGCAGCTACCGAGGCAACGGGGCAGTACCAGGGTTCCAATTCCGCACCAAGGATGCCGCCGAAGCCTTCAAGAAGCTGGTTGCCGGGGATACTGGGGATGCTCAGTCTGTGGCCGCCGCGCGCCGTGATGCATTCGAGGACGACCGCAGCCAATCCGCAGCCCAGCGCCTGCGCACAATGGCTGCAGCACTGCACGAGCGTGCAGACGAGTCTCTGTCTCGTGATCGCAAGGCCAATACCCACCGCCGTGCTGCGATGGCGGCCAGCGCCGAGGCTGCAGCCCGGGCCGACAAGGCCATGGCCGGCACCATGGAGAACCTGGCCCAGTCCATTGAGGACGGCAAGGCCAAGTTTTTGGATGCTGTGCGCCAAAAGGTGCAGGTCGAGTTTCTGACCGGCGAGCTGCGCACCGCCAAGGAGGCCCAACTGCGCAGCAAGTACAAGACCTACGCCGAGCAGGAGCGCCACCGTGGGGAGCCCATGGATGCCGAAACTGTGGACTTTGCCGACTTCCCCAGCTACACAGCCATGCGCTCCGACCTGGCCGCGCTGGGGCGGCAACTGCAGGACCGGGACGGCACCAAGAAGTTGGGCGCCCGTCTGATGGCTGTTGCCAATGATGTGAGCGAGGCTTATACCGACTGGGCCAAGGCGAATTTGTTGCAGGTTTCACGCTTCGGCCATGCCGGGGAAATGGCCGACTTTGCCAGCAATGATGCTGCCGAGAGAGCCATTCGCCGCTCTGGGATTGCAGACCGGGCCATCGTGCTGCCAATCAAGCGCGGGCAGAACCGGGTGGTGCTGGCGCCGGCCGAAGCCATGAAGCAGGGCCTCTGGTCCGGGGATGACGACAAGCGCATCACGCTGACGAGCGATTTTGGGCGGGAGCTGGTGGAGGCCGTGGGCCGCCGGGCAAAGTCGGAGATTCGCTTGCCCTGGCAACTCGAGTCGGCTTTCAAGAAGCGCCAGCGTCTGGAGAGCATGGGCATTTCCACGGGAAGCGAGTACCGCTCTGCGCTGCGCGAGTTCGCCGGCGTGCAAGAGGCCATTGCCACTCCCGACAAGATCAAGCAGATGGAGCGTGCTTTGATTGGCCGCCGAGCTGATGGTCTGGACTTCTTCCCCACCAGTGAGGCCGTGGTGGACAGCATGTTGGCCGCGGCAGAAATTGAGCCAGGCATGGCAGTGCTGGAGCCATCTGCCGGCATGGGCCATATTGCCGACGCCATCCGGGAGCGCGCTGGAGTTGAGCCCGATGTGGTTGAGATGTCGGGCGAGCGCCGCGAGTTGCTTGAAGCCAAGGGATACAGCTTGGTGGGTAGCGACTTCACCGAGATGCGGCCGCGCGACGGCTTCACCTACGGTGATGTGTTCCGCGACACAGAGGGCCGTCTGGGGGTTATGCGTGGATCCCGTGGCATGGGCAGCGACCGCGTGGGCTTCCATCCCTTGGATGCAGACGGTAAGCCTGATGCTCAAAAAGCCACTTGGGTGGACCGTGGCGAATTGACTGGGGTGGAGCAGCGCGACAGTGATAGCGGATATGACCGCATCATCATGAACCCGCCGTTCTCGAAGGACCGAGACATTCAGCATGTGCGCCATGCCTATGAGTTGCTGCGCCCCGGTGGCCGCCTGGTGGCGATCATGGGTGAGGGGGCTTTCTTCCACGGAAACAAGGCCGCCGAGAGTTTCCGTACATGGCTGGACGATCTGGGCGCGACCAGCGAGCGCCTGCCTGATGGCTCTTTCATGGACCCGAGCCTGCCCGTGAACACCAGTGTGGCAGCTCGCATGGTGGTCATCGACAAACCCACCACCCCAGCGGCTGGAGACAGTGATACCCGTTTCCGCCGCCAGGAGGCTGATGCTGATTTCGATGTGGACGGCTTCCTGCAGGCCATGAACGACGGTCAGCCCGTGGCCCAGGCCCGGGCGGAAGCGGTGAGCGCTGTACAGAAGACCGTGGATGCCATTCGCACGGGATGGGCCAATGGCCCCGAGGTCACGGTGGTGTACGACATGGCGGACCCCGCAATCCCAGCAGCTGCGCGCCGTGCTGACCAGGCACAGCGCAGTGGTGGGGCTGATGGTGACCCCGAGGGCTTCTTCTACGGAGGAAAGGCCTATCTGCTGGCCAGCCAGCTGCACACTGACAAGGATGTGGCCCGGGTGCTGATGCACGAGGCGCTGGGCCACCATGGCCTGCGCGGCGTGTTCGGTACCGGCCTGGATAGCGTGCTCGAGCAGATCGTGGCTGTGCGCCGTGGTGACGTGCGCCGCAAGGCGGCCGAGTATGGTCTGGACTACGACAAGCCGGCGCACCGCCTTCAGGCGGCCGAGGAGGTGCTGGCCGAATGGGCGCAGACCCGCCCGGAAATGGGTTTTGTGCGCCGAGCAGTGGCTGCGATCCGCTCCTGGCTGCGCCAGCATGTGCCCGGCTTCAAGGGAATGCGGGTGACAGATGACGAGCTCATTCGAGCCTATATCCTGCCCGCACGGGGCTGGGTGGAGCGTGGTGCTGGCGCTGGAATGGCGCGCGACATTGCATTCAGCCGCACCAGCGCGACCAGCATGCCGGATGCCATCATCGGCAGCACTCTGGGCTCTGCCTCATCGCACCCCGACTATGCTGCCGCCAAGGCCGGGGACATCGAGGCCGCCTTTCGCCTGGCTCAAGACATTGTGACTCCCGAGCTGGTGGCTAAGGTGCGGGCTGCGATTGGGGACTCCAAGCCCGTGGTGGTGCCAGTGGCGGCCGAGGAGGCTACTGGGCGCAACAGAATCCCTGTGGCAGCGGCCGGCGTGCTGGCCCAGCGACTTGGGCTCTCCACTTCTGGCGCCATCGTGCAGGCCAATCGGGCTCACCGTACTGGCATGGATGGGCTGGATCGCATCTTTGCACCCGTGGACTTCGCCGGCGCGGTGGAAGCCAAGCCCTATCTGCTGGTGGACGACACCCTGACCCAGGGCGGCACGTTCGCGGCGCTGGCCAGCCATATTCGGGAAGGTGGCGGGACCGTGGCCGGGGTCATTGCATTGACCGGCAAGCAGTACAGTGCAAAAATTCAGCCCACAACAGAATCTCTGGCTTCTCTCCGACAAAAACATGGTGACCTCGAAAACGAATTCCGCGCCGCCACCGGCTACGGCTTCGACTCGCTCACCGAGTCGGAAGCCCGCTACCTCGCGCGCTACGAACCGGCTGACCGACTCCGAGATCGAATCTCTGCAGAAGGACACCGAGGCCGCTCTGGCGAAGATCAAGGAAATGCTGACCCAGGCTCACTAGAGGACGGGCCACTCTTCAGCCGCTCGCGCCTGGCCGACATCAAGGGCAGCGCGCTTTCCCAGCTCGACAACATCCTGAGCCACCCCGGCAAAGTCTCCATGTGGGACAAGACCGTGGGCACCATGCGCCACCTGGCCGAGCGCAATCCGTTTTTCAAGCCCGTCTACGAATCCGCGCAGCAGAACATCGACGATGTGAGCATGCTCGCCAACGACGCAGCCGACCAGGCGCCGCGCATCCTTCCTCGAGTCGACAGCATGGGCGACATCCTGGGCAAGAACCGCAAGCGCCCCGTATCTGCTGCCGACAACAAGGCCGTGGCCCGCCCTCTGTTTGAGGGGACCTTGTTGTGGGGCCGCGACCTCAACGGCCAGGCCGTACTGGTGGAGGATCTGGCCAAGAAGTACGCCAACCTGAGCGCGCACAACAAGGCGGCCATGCTGCTCAAGGCCAACCGGATCGACGCCGGCGTGCTCGCCATGTGGCAAGGCCTGCCCGCGCAGCAGTACGAAAACATGATCAACTCCCGTTTTGAGAGCAAGATTCTTAAGGCTGGCGTGGTTTGGAGCGATGGCGAGCTGCAATCGCAATTCGGCGCGACCGCTGATCAAATCAGCCTGTACCGCGAGGCGCGCGCGGCCATTGATCGCTCCATCGACATGACGGCCCGCGCCGACATGATGCGAACCCTGGGCGATGGATATGCCGCCATGCGTGGTGCCATGCTCGAGCAGCCATCCCTGGACAGTGCGGGCCAGCTGCTGCTGGACATGCTGGAGCAGGACGCCAAGGCTGTGCCCGACAACCGCGACCGCCTGGCATTGCAGATGCAGCAGATCCGCAAGCGCCTGGAGGATGCCAAGGCTCTGCAGGAATCCGGCTATGCCCCCCTGTCGCGCTTCGGGCGCTACACGGTGGACGTGGTGGACGCCGCCGGCGAGCGCCAGTATTTCGGCATGTACGAGACGATGAGGGAGGCGAACACTGCCGCGCGCAACTTCCGCTTGACCTTCCCCGACGCCACGGTGGAGCAGGGAACCATGAGCCAGCAGGCTTACAAGCTGTTCGCTGGGGTGACTCCGGAGAGCCTGGAGCTGTTCGGCAACATGCTGGGCCTGGACTCCGAAGGCAACGCGGCCCAGGACAAGGCATTCCAGGAGTATCTGAAGCTCACCAAGAACAACCACAGCGCGCTCAAGCGGATGATCCACCGCAAGGGCACGGCCGGCTTTTCTGAGGATGTGGGCCGGGTGGTGGCGAACTTCGTCTATTCCAATGCGCGCCAGGCCGCTGCTGGCTTGAACGTGGGAGCTTTGGACAAGGCAATCAATGCCATCCCCAAGGACCAGGGCGAGCTCAAGGATCTGGCGATGGGCCTGCGCAGCTACATTCAGGATCCACAGGAAGAGGGGCAGGCCGTTCGCGGCATGCTGTTTGCGCAGTACCTGGGCGGCTCGCTGGCCTCTGCATTCGTGAACATGACCCAGCCTTTCCAGGTGACGCTGCCATGGCTGAGTCAGTACGGTGGCATGAAGAAGGCCGGTGCGCAGCTGGCCCGCGCGCTCAAGGACATGGGTACCAAGGGCTTCCAGTACGAGGCCGACCTGGCCAAGGCCTTGCAGTCTGCCGAAGACGATGGTGTGGTCAGCCCCCAGGAAATCCATCAGCTGATGTCGCAGGCCCGCGGCTCCGGAGCGCTGCGAGCTGGTGATGGGACGGCTGCAGGGAATGCTCGAGCAACAGTTGCCAATGCATGGGAGCGCACCAAGGTGGCCTGGGGTCAGCCCTTTGCCCTGGCTGAGCAGTTCAACCGCCGCAGCACCTTCATTGCCTCTTACCGTTTGGCAAAGGAGCAGGGCATTCAGAACCCCTCTGCATTCGCGCGCAAGGCGGTGCTGGATACGCAGTTTGTCTATTCCAAGGCCGTGAAGCCGCAATGGGCCCGGGGCACCATCGGGGGAACGCTGTTCACCTTCAAGACCTACAGCGTGTCCTATCTGGAGCTGATGCAGCGCATGTGGACACAGGGCGGAAAGGAAGGTAAGCGCGCCGTGGGCTGGTCGATTGCCATGCTGATGCTGATGGGTGGCGCCGGCGGCCTGCCGTTCGCTGAAGACATCGAAGACCTGATTGATGCCGGCGGGCAGCTGATGGGCTACAGCATGAGCGTCAAGCAGTGGCGCAAGCAGCTGATGCAGGATGTGCTGGGCAAGGAGTTGGCTGACTTCATCGAGCAGGGTGTGTCGGGTCTGCCTGGTGCACCGGTGGACATTTCCGGACGGCTGGGCATGGGCAACCTCATCCCCGGTACCGGCCTGTTCCTCGAGAAGCGCGACCACAGCCGGGACATGCTGGAGATCATCGGCCCGGCGGGTGACTTGATCCAGCGTGTCGCCACAGGCGCCCGCAAGGCGCTCACGGGGGATATTGCTGGCGCTGCTCTCGAGGTATCGCCCACTGCCGTGCGCAATCTGGCTAAGGGCGTGGATATGGCCGACAGCGGGATCTACAAGGACAGCAAGGGCCGTAAGGTGATCGATGTGACGCTGGGCGAGGCCGTGGCAAAGGCTGTCGGCTTCCAGCCCAAGAGCGTTGCGGAAACGCAGGAGGCCACGGCTACCGAGCAGAACCTGATTGGGCAGAACCGTGCCATGAAGGAGCGCCTGACTGCAGACATGGCCCAGGCCGTCTATGACAAGGACGTGGAGCGCCAGGCCGAGATTCGTGAGCGCCAGCAGGCCTGGAACCGTCGAAACCCGGAAAGCCCGGTGTTTATTGACAGGCGCTCGGTGCGTCAGCGGGTGATCAAGATGCGTCAGACCAAGGCCGAGCGTGTTGCAGCGGCTGCCCCGAAGTCCATTCGAGCGAACGTGCGGCAGTCTTTGGCGGAAGCGCAAGGGGGCACCACAGCCCCTTGATGCGAGGTGTGGGCGTGAACATAATGCGCCCACACACTCACTGCCCGGGGCGTGCGGTTCCTACCAAGGAACCTCGATGCCCATCACACACACAACGGCGCCGGCCGCATACGGACATGCCGCAACCTCTCATACAGGAGGGGCTGCAGCATGAAAAACGAAACCATTGAGCTGATGGCGAGTGCCGGCAACCGGACTACCGGCGGCGGCGCCATTGTGAGCTTTTTCGGCTGGGTGGCCTCTTCCAACGCAATCGGCATCCTGGGCCTGGCAGTGGCCATCATCGGGGCGCTGGTGAACTGGTACTACAAGCGTGAGGCCAATCGTCGCGCCGTGGCCCAGGCCGACCTGAACCGCGAGGAGCAGCTGCTGCGCATCAAGCTGATGCGTACCACGGGCATTCCCACTGCAACACCAGCCTGCCCAGAACGGGAAGCGGAGGTGGAGCTATGACGATGCCCGCCGTGCTCAAACAGCGTCTGGTGCAGACCGCGCTGACCATCATGCTGCTGGGGGCTGGCGCTGCCAGCATGCTGCCGCCTGGGGAGCCCCAGCCATCCGAGGCGGTGCTGCTCGCCATGGACATTGGCGCTTACTACGAGAGCAGCGGCCGGCACATTGGCACGCCCTACGTGGACAAGGTGGGCAAGGGTCAGCCGCTGACTGTCTGCAATGGGGTAACGGGCCCGGAGGTCGTGGCTGGGCGCTACTACACCAAGACAGACTGCATGCGGCTTGAGCTGCCAATGTACTTGGCTGCCGAGGCCGCGGCGAAGCGCATGTTCCGCCACTGGAGCACCTACAACGTGTGGGTGCAGGCCAGCCTCATCGACATGATCTACAACCTGGGCGAGGCGCAAGTGGCCGGCAGCACGATGCGGGCCCTGGCCAATGCCGGGGATCTGGATGGTGCCTGCGCCCAGATGCCCAAATGGGTGCGCGGCACGGTCAACGGCAAGAGCGCCGTGCTGGCCGGGCTGGTGGATCGGCGCGGCACGACGGCCGAGCTTTGCTCGAGCTGGGGCCGGGATGGCCACTTCATGGCCGGGGTACTGCCATGACAGTGAGGGCAATTACTCACATCGTTGCGGCTGCACTCGCTGGTGCCGGCGTCTGGTACTTCCAGGAGGCCCGTCTAGGTGCGGACCTGGCCGACGAACGCCTGCAGGCCAGCCAGTACCGCGAACAGATCGCTGATGAACGCATGGCCGCCGGCCGGCGCTTGCTGGCCGTGGAACGCACGGTCAACGCCACATACCAAGGAGCCCTGAATGACGCCATCCAGAAGCAGGCCGCTTTGCAGGCTGCTGCTGATCGCGCTCGCCGTGAGCGTGACGGCCTGCGCCAGCAACTGTCCGATGCCGAGCAGCGACTTGCTGACGCTTCCCCCGCCGCCCTCATCGAGTACGCCCGAGCCCTCGGAAAAGTATTCGGACAGTGCAGCCAGCGATACACGGAGCTGGCAATCCGAGCTGATGGCCACGCAGCTGATGCAGCAACCTGCCGCGCAGCCTGGCCAGTGATTCCCCAAACAAAGGAAAACCAATGAGCAAAATTGCAATCACCGAGCAGATGGTCGGCCGCTTCTTGTCCTGGCCTCTGCCGACTGACTTCGCCCCTGACTGTGGCATCACCTTCACCCGCTCGCCACATCCTGGCATGAGCCCCACGGGCACGAACCTGCTGCACTTCGGCCAGGCTAAGGCGATGCTCGAGCACTGCATCAACGGTGGCACTGCCAGCGCCAGTGCGCTGCCACCCCACCAGCAGCGCGTGCTGGATGAGAAGCAGGAGCTGGACATCCGAATCACCAGGCTGGACGAGTTCATTCTGCGCAATGCCTTGTTTCGCCAGCTGGACCCCGAAGAGCAAGCCCGCCTGCGTCGCCAGCTTGATGTGATGCGCGAGCTGTCTGTGATTCTGGGCGAGCGCATTTCAGCTTTCTGAGCCGCACGATCCGCCTATGCCGACAGCCCGCGCGCAGGAGCCATGGCGGGCGGATCGACCCCCCTTGATGTTTTCAACGATTTGTCGTTTCATTGCCCGCGCCCAATAGAGGGCATGTAAACGACAGGACTTGAGCAAGAAGCGCGCGTCACCTGATCAAAACGCCACGACGGCCACGAAGCCCGTCTCAACACGCGCCCGTACTGCCTCATTCAAGGCCCCGGCTTCCAGCAAGAAGCCGCCCGCGGCCGCAAAGACCACATCCCCCAAGAAAGCAGCCAAGCCCCTGACGCCATTTCAGAAGTGGTCGTCGGGTGTTGGTGCGCTTGACCAGTTCCTGGCATTCATTCTGGAAGGCGGCCATATGGCCGATTTCTGTCGTCAGAACGAGTTTGCCTATACGACGATGCTGGACTGGATCAACGCCGACAGCTCACGCGCCGAGATGTACGCACGCGCGCGCGAGGATCGAGCGGACAAACTGGCTGACGAAATCGTTTCCATTTCGGACGAATGCGAGTACCAGCCTGTTACGGACATGAGCGGCAATACCGTTGCCCTGGTGTTCGACAAGACAGCAGTGGCACGCAACAAGCTGCGCGTGGATGCTCGCAAGTGGTCGGCATCCAAGCTCAAGCCGCGCGTCTATGGCGACAAGGTGCAGGTTGAGGGGACTGTCGACCACAAGGTGATGAGCGATGACGCTTTGCTGCAGCGCTTGGCAAAGCTGGGCGTCTCTGTAGCCAGCATCGTGCCAGTGGGCCCAACGGAGGGCGGCGATGCTGGCTGACTCCGTTCTGCACCTTACCCCTGAGCAGCGCATCGAGCTGGGCGGTCTGCTGGACGAGCTCGAGCGCCGCCGGCGTACTCGCATGCTCGAAACCATGTTTCCGGACACCGGGGCATTGCGCCGTGCGCTGTATCCCCGCCATGTGGAGTTCTTCGAGCTGGGCGCGACCTGCAGCGAGCGCGTTTTCATGGCCGGCAACCGTGTGGGCAAGACCATGGCCGCCGGTACCGAGCTGGCCTACCACCTGACGGGGCGCTATCCCTGGTGGTGGGCAGGCCATCGCTTCACCAAGCCCGTGCGCGCGCTGATCTCCGGCGATACCCACGAGACAACGCGCGACATTCTGCAGCTCAAGCTGTTGGGGTCCACCACGGACAAGCCGGAGAACTTCGGTACCGGGCTGATTCCTGGCGATTCGATCACGGGCATCGTGGCGCGCTCCCACGTGAAGGGCGCAGTCGAGCGCGCGATGATTCGGCACGAGAGTGGCGGCGAGTCTGAGCTGTGGATGCGCAGCTATGTGCAGGGGCGCGAGATTTTCCAGGGCTTCGAGCTGGACATCTTCTGGGCTGACGAGGAATGCCCCGAGGACGTTTACGAGGAGGGCCAGGTGCGTCTGATGACGCGCGAGGGGATCTCCATGCTGACATTCACGCCGCTGTCTGGTCTGACGGCTCTGGTGCAGCAGCTGACATCGCCCGATCCCGAAGGCAAGGTGATTGGCCGCGCGGTGGTGCAGTGCGGCTGGGACGATGTGCCCCACCTGACCGAGGAAGCCAAGGCCAAGCTGCTGTCGCGCCTGATGCCTCACCAGCGCGATGCGCGGACCAAGGGCGTGCCCGCATTGGGTGCCGGCGCGATTTACCCGGTGCCCGAGAGCGACATCGTGGTACCGGACTTCCAGCTCCCCGATTTCTGGCCCCGGGCCTACGGCATGGATGTGGGCTGGAATCGCACGTCTGCCGTCTGGGGCGCGCACGACCGTGACTCGGACATTGTTTACCTTTACAGCAACCACTATCGCGGCCAGGCAGAGCCATCGGTGCATGCCGCATCGATCAAGGCGCGCGGCGACTGGATACCGGGCGCCATCGATCCGGCATCACGCGGCCGCAGCCAGAAAGACGGCGAGCAGTTGCTGCAGAACTATGTGGATCTGGGCCTGCAGCTGGTGACGGCCAATAACGGCGTGGAAGCCGGCATTTACCAAGTCTGGGAGCGCATGAGCACGGGCCGCTTGAAGGTCTTCAAGTCCATGCACGACTGGCTCAACGAATACCGCATTTACCGGCGCGACGACAAAGGGCAGATCGTCAAGAAGGACGACCACGCCATGGACGCGACGCGCTATCTCATTGTGACGGGGCTAGGTCTGGCCACCGTCAAACCCCGTGCCGCCAGTCAAGCGCGGCGCAAACTGTCCTGGAGGGTGACATGACCTCAATTCTCGGCCCACGCGGCACTCCCATGGTCGAGCTGGGCGGCGAGCGCGCCTGGCGCCAGCGCGTTCTTGGCGATGTGGTCTGCAGCTTTCAATGGCTGGACCTGCGCGCCGCCGGCGACGAGACAGCGGACGGGGACCCTGAGCCCTGCATGGTGCTGTTTCCAGCTTTTCGGCGCATGGAGACTGGCTCCTATGTGATTCCCCAGCGCAATGCCTATGCCTATGTGGATGCCAAGGGCAACCCCACGCCGCAGTTCATCAAGACCGCGGCGCTGGCTGCCGAAACCATGGGCTTCACGATGACGGACCGCAGCAGCATCAGCCGCATGCTGGACATCATCTGCGAAGGCATGCCCGACCTGGTGGATATGCCACTGGAGCAGCCGCCCAGCCTGGAGCTCAAGCGCCACCGCCTGGGCATCGAAGTCACCGCCCGGGCCTATGGCAAGGATCTGCATAGCGAGGTGCTGTGATGTTTGAAGTGCGCGACATTCCCACCAGCGCTCGAGCAGCAGACTCCTCGAGCAACGCCGATCAAGAGCAGCCCGCCGAGCGCGCGGCAGCTGGCAATGACGAACTGACCAGGCAGCGGCACACCACGCTGATGGAGCTGCTGAAGTACGAGAGCGAGCGCCAGGGTGAAGAGCGCCAGCAGATGCAGATCGATGAGGACTACCAAGACCATCTGCAGTGGAAGCCCGAGGATGCCCAGGCGCTGATGGAGCGCGGCCAGGCGCCGGTGGTCTTCAATGAAGGCCGTCAGACCATCGAATGGATCTGCGGTACCGAGAAGCGCATGCGCAAGGACTACAAGGTACTGCCGCGTGAGCGCGACGACGAGGCCATGGCCGAGGTCAAAACCAAGCTGATCAAGTACACGGACGACGTGAACATGACCCAGTGGCACCGCAGCCGCGCCTTTCGCCAGGCCGTGACCGCAGGCCTGAGCTGGCTGGAAGAGGGGGCCAACCGCGACCCCGAGGCCGAGCTGATCTATTCCGGCTGGGAAGACTGGCGCAACGTCTACCGCGACAGCCATAGTCGCAACATCGACTACAACGTGGACGCGCGCTATCTGTTTCGCCGCCGCGTGGTGGATCTGGACTATGCCGTGGCCCTGCTGCCGAGCAGCCGCGATCACCTGATGTCTCAGGCTGGCCGGCACGACGACGTGGATCCGGACGGGATCTGGTACCTGGGCGAGCGTCTGACCAGCGCCAGCGAGACGGAATGGGGCACGGCCAGCAGCATCTACGGGGCGCGCGCGGCCTATATGTCCCGTGCGGGCTACTACGACAACAGCAGCCGCCGTTCGGTGGAGCTGCTGGAATGCTGGTACCGCATCCCTGAGCGAGTGCCGGTGTTCGCTGATGGTCCCTTCGCTGGCAAGGTGTTCAACCCTGCTGACCCGCGCCACGCCTTCGAGCAGGAACAGGGCCGCGCCCGGCTGTATGAAGCCGTCAAGTTCCGCATGCGCCTGATGCTGTGCACCAAGGATGCGCCCTGCCTGGATATGGCGAGCCCGTTCAAGCACAACCGCTTTCTGATGGTCCCAATCTGGGGCTATCGCCGCGCGCGCGATGGCCTGGCCTATGGTGCCTGGCGCGGCATGCGCGACATTCAGGACGACCTGAACAAGCGCCGCTCCAAAGCGCTATACGCCCTGAGCGTGAACCGCATCATTGCGGAAAAGGGTGCGGTGGACGACTGGGATGATTTGAGGGATGAGGCTGCGCGGCCGGACGGCATCATCATCAAGAACCCCCAGCGGGAACTGAAGTTCGACAACAACATGGGCGACTTCCAGGCCAATGTGGAGCTGGCTGCCCAAGATGCGCAGTTGATTCGCAATGCCGGCGGCGTGACCGATGAGAACCTGGGGCGCGACACCAACGCGAACAGCGGGCGCGCGATCCTGGCCAAGCAGGACCAGGGCTCGCTGACCACCAGCGAGTTCTTCGACAACCTGCTGCTGGCCATCCGCCAGGCCGGCCAGTTGCGCCTGAGCCACATCGAGCAGTTCTACACCGAGGAAAAGGTGATCCGCATCGTGGGCGAGGGGCAGCGCCCCATTGAATGGCTGACGATCAACCAGGTGGATCCTGCCACTGGCCAGATCCTCAACGACATCACGGCGCGCGAAGCGGATTTCATCGTGGATGCGCAGGACTACCGTTCCTCCATGGCCCAAGCCGCGCTGGAGCAGATGTTTGGCCTGCTGGGTCAGATCGCCACCTATGCGCCCCAGGTGGTGCTGTCGGTGCTGGACCTGGTGGTGGAGTCCGCCGACATCCAGGGCAAGGAAGAGTGGGTGGCGCGCATTCGCAAGATCAACGGCCAGCGCGACCCCAGCAAGCCGCCCACACCCGAAGAGATGAAGGCCGACCAGGATGCCCAGGCCAAGCAAGCCGAAGCCGATCAACTGACCAGCGAGACGGCGCGCGCCCAGTTGGCCAAGATGCAGACCGAAATCCAGCTGGCGGAGGCCCAGATCAAGAAGCTGGGCGTGGACGACATCCTGAAGAAGGTACAGGCCATGTTGGCCGCTTTGGAAGGTGCTGCCATTGTTACCTCCCAGCCCGGCATCGCGCCAGCCGCCGACGAAATCACCGCTGCAGCCGGCCTGGCTGATGACGGCATCAATCCCCCTGCGACCGCTTACGCCACACCAATGGCGCAGCCCCAACCCCAACCACTGACCCAACCGGTACCCACCGAGTAAAGGAGCCACTATGTCCATGTTTAGCGAAGAAGACCTGGCCGGACTGAGCGAAGCAGAGCGCGAAGCACTGCGCGACCTGGCAGAAGACGACCAGGATCTGCAGCCCCCCGCCGGTGACTCGGATGAAGCCGGCGCGGCTACCGCTGCTGCAGCGACCGAAGAAGACGAGAGCGCGGCTGCTGCAGGAGCCGAGAAGGCTGCCCAACAGGCAGGCGCGGCGGAAGGTGCCGCCCCTGGCGCCGACGACACAGCGGCCGGCGCGGCAACTGGCGCCAAGGAAGAGGGCGTGGCTGACGATGATGCGGACGCACCAGCCCCTGCAGCGATTCAGCCCGTGTCTCCCGCCGATGCGGACGAACAGCGCACGGCCCTGCGCGCCGAAAAGGCCACCGCGTTGCAGCAGCTGCTGGATGGCGAGATTGACCAGGAGGCCTACCAGGAGGTGGAGTCCCGCGTGCAGGACAAGCTGGACGACCTGGCACGCGCGGCAGCCGTGGACATGGCGCGCTCCCAGATGCAGCAAGACGCCATGATGCAGGAGTATGGCCAGCACCTGGGCGCGGCACGGAAGGAGCTGAAAGCCGCCGGCATCGACCTGGACGGGGAGGCTGGCGCGCAGTTCGACCGCGCTATCCGCCTGTTTGCTCAGGATGCGATTGATCGCGGCCTGACCGATGCTGCCGGCAATATGGCCGCCTCGCGCGACGCGCTGGCCGAAGCCCAGGCGCTGATGCTGCGCCGCTTTGGCAAGGCTTCGGCTCCCGCTGCTGCGCCAGGTGCAGCACCCGCGGCCGCACCAGCCGCACCGCCAGTGCGCAAGCCTGCTGCTGCCGACCGTTCGGCACTGCCGCCCACGCTGGCCGGGGTTCCCGCCGCGGCCGACGCTTCGGTGGGCAGCGAGTTCGCTCATCTGGATGGCCTGGAGGGCACGGCGCTGGAAAAAGCCCTGGCCCGCATGACGCCCGATCAACAAGAACGCTACCTGGGGGCCTGATGTCCGGACGCAGACTCATACGACAGATCAAGGCAGGCGAGAGCCTGTCTTTCGACGGCGGCCGCGTGGTGGTGACGCTGCGCCAACGCACGGGCCAACGGGCTGAGTTGAGCCTGCACCTTGAAGACGACGTGGTGGTGGATAAGCCCACGCATGCGCGGGGTGACGAGCCCCGGGGCCACAAGCCCGTGTATGCGCGGCGCCACGCCCCCATGGGTACTTGATTTCCTGAAATTCAGGATTATTCTTTTTTCCTAGCTGCGGCGTCTTTGCTGGCGCCATCTTCAAGCAGCAGATTGCCGCCGGGGGCAGTTGCCCGGTTCAAGCGCAAGACGCGCTCAGTGCTCGCAAGGGCAGGAGTAGCGTTATGCGTACCCTTATCGGTGTTAACGACCCGCAAGCGGTCAAGAAATGGGCCTCTCTGATGGCCGTGGCCATCAACAAGGAAAGCTATTGGTCCCGCAAGTTTGTGGGCAATGGCAAGGATTCGCGCCTTCCCATCCAGCGTATCGATGATCTGCAGCAGGGCGCCGGTGACGAAGTGACCGTTGACCTGCTGATGCCCATCAATCAGGAACCCGTCATCGGTGACGAAACCCTGGAAGGCAAGGAAGCGCCGCTCAAGTACTACACCGACCGTCTGCGCATCGACCAGGTGCGCGGCGGCGCGGATCTGGGCTCGCGCATGACCAAGAAGCGCACGCTGCGCGATCTGCGCAGCGATGCCAAGCGTGCGGCCACTGACTGGTGGAAGCGCCTGCAGGACGAGCTGTACTTCATCTACCTGTCCGGCTCGCGCGGCCATGGCTCGGGTTTTGTCTGGTCTGCCAGCAATCCCTTCTTCCAGATCAATCCCCTGACAGCGCCCGACAGCCAGCACATCCTGTTTGGCGGCGCGGCCACGTCCAAGGCCTCGCTGACCACTGGCGACACCTTCAAGCTGCGCCTGATCGACAAGGCCGTGGCCAAGGCTGAAACCATGGGCGGTGACGGTACCGACGAGCTGTCGATGATTCCCGTCTCCATCGAGGGCGGCAGCCACTACATCTGCCTGATGCACACCTACCAGGCCGACGCGATGCGCCAGGATGCGGGCACCGGTGGCTGGCTGGACATCCAGAAGGCAGCTGCGGCAGCCGAGGGCAACAAGAACCCCATCTTCCAGGGCACGCTGGGCATGTACAACGATGTGGTGCTGCACAAGCACCGCAACGTGATCCGCTTCAACGACTACGGCGCGGGTGGCAATGTAAACGCCGCGCGCGCGCTGTTCCTGGGCGCTCAGGCCGCGCTGATCGCTTACGGCGACAACGAAACCGGCACGCGCTTCCGCTGGACCGAGGTACAGAAGGACCACGAAAACAGCGTTGCCATCGGCACCCACGCGATCATGGGCGTGAAGAAGGCCACCTACAAGTCCAAGGACGGCAACGTCCAACGCGACTTCGGCGTGATGGCTCTGGACACCGCCAGCACCGACCCCAATGCCTGATGAGCCCGCGGCCCGCGCCGTGGGCCGTGGCTTCACCAGCCCTTTCCCTCATCAGACATAGGAGCTTCAAATGCCCAAATATCAATCCGATGTTGCGACCGGCAAGAAGGCTGTGCCGCAACCATTCGATGCCAGCGTGCTGACGGTGGCCGTGGACCTGACTCTGCCTGCCGCGGCTCTCGTAGCCAACGATCTGCTGGAGCTGCTGGACATTCCACCCAACGTGCAATTGGTGGCAGTGGACGTGGCGGCGCCCCAGCTGGACAGCAACGCGGCGCCCACACTGGCGTTCTCGCTGGGCGTGATCAATGCCGCCGGCACTGACCTGGCCACGGTCTACGACACCGGCCTCAAGCCTGGCGTAGGCGCTTCCGGCTCCGTTGCCACGGCCAACTCGGCTGCACTGGCATTCGCCAACCGCGACACCGCGCGCAAGCTGGGCCTGAAGGTGACCACAGCGGCCGCAACTTCTGCCACCGCCGGCAAGCAAGTGCTGGCACTGGTCCGCATGCGTTATTGAGCCGCGCAGCCCCAGGCAATGAGTGTGTAAAGGGGCTGCGCCGTGCGCGCGGCCCTTTCTTTATTGAACAGGCAAGGAGTGCCCCATGAAAGTCATCCACGCATACCGCCGCAAGGAGGCCACCACGGTGGAGCTCTTCGGCCTTTTCATTGAATTCAAGCCCAACGACAAGAAAGACGTGGTGGCCGAGGTGGACCACGAGGAGGCCGTGGATCGCCTGCTGTCCATTCGCGAGGCCTATCGCCTGTACCCAGGCCAACCTGCGGCTGCAGTGCAATCTGCGCAGAGCAGCCTAGTTAACCAGCAAGCGACTGCCCAGGTGCTCACGGACTACTCCACTTCAAAAATTGTGATGGAACCTGCGAATGGCTATCTCAGCATTCAGAAGGATGCAGGCGAAGCGGCCAAGCCTGGCGATGCTGGCGCATCAGTCGCTACCCAGCAGACGAGCGACAGCGGCAAATCTGGCAAGAGCGAGCAGGATCCTGGCGCGAACCAGAACCAGGAATCGGGAGAGTCTCAGTCGCCCTATGTGTTCGCCAACGAAGCAGGCGAAACCATCGACATCAGCGAATGGACGGCAGCGCAGATCCGCACGTTTGCCGAGTCCAACGAAATCACCCTGCCCAAGGGCAACAGCGTGAAGGTGGGCGAGCTGCGCGACCTGCTGGCAGCCGCCCTGCGCGCTGACTCCAAGGAGTAATCCATGCCCATTGCAGCCAAAGACGTTGTTCAGCGTGGTGTGGTCACCACGCAAGACACCACCTCGATCCGCTGGCCTGTGGGCGAGTGGGTGCGCTATCTCAATGACGGTCAGCGTGAAATCATGCTGCACCGCCCCGATGCGTTCAACAAGAGCGCGACCATCACCTGCGTGGCCGGTACCAAGCAGGCGCTGCCCAACGACGGCGCCAAGCTGATCGACGTGCAGCGCAACGCGACGACAACCAGCAAGCGCGCGATTCGCATCTGCAGCCGCGAGATTCTGGATGCCCAGATGCCCAACTGGCACAACATCACCGGCTCGGACGAGATCGTGCATTACATGTACGACCCGCGCGAGCCCAAGGCGTTCTGGGTCTACCCGCCGGCCAATGTCACCGCCAAGGTGGAGATCAACTATTCGGCCACGCCTACGGACATCAGCGAGCCTGCGGCAGGCAGCGACTACACCGCGGTGGTGGGCAATATCTCGGTGGCTGACATCTACGCCAACGCGCTGCTGGATTACATGCTGTACCGCGTGTATCTCAAGGACGCGGACTATGCGGGCAACGGCGCACGCGCCCAGGCTCACTACGCGGCATTTGCCACCGCGCTGGGTATCGAGCTCAAGACCACCATGGCCATCGCGCCGGTGTCTGTCTCCAATCCCAACTTCCGCCAGGGCAGCAGCGCGGCCACTGCCGCTGCGACAACGGACGTTGTGAGCCGCTGATGCGCGATTGGGCGGACTTCTTCCCAGACGTGCTGCCCGCGGTGGAGCTGGGCACGCCTGAGCCGACCGTGGTGCACCAGCTGCGCCGCGCGGCCCAGGACTTCTGCCATCGCACGCGCGCCTGGCGCACGACGCTGGAGCCGATCACCACCGAGGACGGTCAGTCTGAATATGCCATTCCTCTGCCCGAGCAGACCGCTCTGGTGCGAGTGGAGGGGGCAGAGCTGTCGGGGCATGGGTCCATGGTTTTGTGGCGCCAGGGGCAGGGCGATGGCCAGTACCTGATGACGCCGGACACACGCAGGGTAGTGCTGCACCGCCCTGTAGCCGCCGATCTGGCCCTGGTGCTGGATGTGACGCTCAAACCGGGCGATATGTCCATGGGCATCGACGACGCGGTGTTTGATCAATACAGCGAAGTGATTGCTCTCGGCGCCGTGGCGCGCCTGCGCGGTGATCCCGTCTTGCGCGGTGACTTCCATACGCGCTGCGAAACCATCAATGTCGAGGTGTGGCGTGGTCGGGCTGCGGTGCGGCCGCGCGTGCGCCCGTATTTCTGAGGGGTGGTGATGAAGGTTACGGTTTCTGGTTTCTCTGGCGCCGTGAATGCGCCGCACCCCAAGCTGCTGCCGGAGGCGGTGGGCACGGTTTCGTGGAACCAGAAGCCGGGGCGCGGCGACTTTCGGCCCTGGCGTGATCCGCTGGATGTGGCGACAGTGCCCGCAGCCCGCAAGACCATTTACCGTTTCGGCCGCGATGTGGCCGAGGATGGGCGCTACTGGATGTCCTGGACGGGCATCGTGCACGCGGTGCGCGCCATGGTGGCCGATGACACGACGGAGCGCACCTATTACTCGGGCGATGGCTTCCCCAAGTGGACGGACAACACGATTGCACTGGCGGGCGGAAGCTACCCGGCGGCTTGGCGCAAGCTGGGGGTGCCCGCGCCCATTTCCGCGCCCACGGTGGCGGCTTCAGGCGGCAGCAGCACGGACACCGAAGTGCGCTACTACGTCTACACCTATGTGACGGACAAGGGCGAGGAGAGCGCGCCCGGGCCGGTATCGGCCGCAGTGACGGTGCCGACGGATGCGACGGTCAATATCACGGCCATTCAGGCGCCGCCCGCCGGCGCGTTCACGATCAACCGGGTGCGGATCTATCGCACGCAGACCGGAACAACGGGCACCGCTGAATTCTTCTTCTTGCGCGAGATTGCCGCGGGCGTGGCGAGCACCACGGACGACGGGCGCACGCTGGGCGAGGTGCTGGAGACGGTGACTTGGCTGGAGCCGCCCCAGGATCTGTCGTACCTGACGGCCATGTGGAACGGGATGATGGCAGGCATCAGCGGTAATGCCGTGCGCTATTGCGAGGCCTACAAGCCTTATGCCTGGCCTATGGCCTATGAGACTTTGCCGCCGGATGCCAAGCCGCTGGCGCTGGCCACCTTCGGGCAGCGGCTGCTGGTGCTGACCACGGCCGACCCGGTATTGGTGGCCGGGACTTCGCCCGATAGCCTGGACGAGCAGCCGCTGGAGGTGGGCCAGGCTTGCCTGGCACCCCAGGCGGTGGTGAGCTTTGGCCATGGTGTGGCCTGGCCGGCCCCAGACGGACTGGCCTATTACGGCGCGGGCGGTGCCAAGCTGATCACAGCCGGGCTGCTGACGCGCGATGACTGGCTGGCCATGAACCCGGCCGGCATGGTGGCTGGCCTGTACGAGGGTCTGTTTCTGGGCTTTTATACCGACGCCGGTGGCGTGCGGCGCGGCTTTCTGGTGGATCCGATCAACCCCACGGGCATCTTTTACCTGGAACAAGGTTTTGACGCGCTGTACCTGGACCGGTTGCAGGATGCGCTGTATGTGCTCGATGGCACCAAGGTGCGCAAATGGGATGCGGGCGCGGCGCTGATGAACGCGCGCTTTGTGTCCAAGGTGTTTGCCATGCCGGCTCCGGCGAGCTTTGGCTGGTGCAAGGTGGTGGCAGATGGTTACCCGGTGACGGTCAAGCTCAATGCCCTGGAGCTGAGTGCGCGCGAGGTGGCGGCGCATATCGAAACTTTCGGCCCGCGCTGTGTGGCAGTGAGCTCCGGCAATAGCAGCGGGGTGCAGTTCACCTTGTCTGCGCCCGGGCCGGAAGCGTTTCGCCTGCCGCCCATTCCCGCGCGCGCCTGGCAGATTGATCTGTCTGGCCAGCAGGCGGTGCAGGGCGTGGCCCTGGCGCAGGCCGTGGAGGAGCTGCGCTGATGGCAACCACTTCCCGCAAGGATTTGCCCGGTACCAACGCGCCAAACTGGAGCCAGCGCGTTACCGAGGAGCTGCGCGTGCTGATGGGGCGCGGCGGCAATGGCCGGGCTCTGACGGCCAAGGACTTGATTGATTCCGGGATTGCCAAACCGGGGGCGGGTGGTGGCCTGGTGCCCGGTGTGCCGGGAGGGGGCGACATCGAGCCGGATCTGACGCCACCACCGATGCCCACGGGGTTTGCGGTGACGGCAGGCCTGAGCACGGTGTTTGTGGAGCACGATGCCCCCGGATACACCCAGGGGCACGGCCATGACCGGACGGTGGTCTATGGGGTGCTGCAGACGGGCAGCACCGCGCCGACGTTTGACCAGGCTGTGGTGCTGTTCCAGTTTCAAGGCACTATCGGTGCCTATCCCGCAGCGCTGGGAACGCGCTACCGACTGTGGATCAAATGGCAGTCCAAGGATGGCGTGCAGTCGGTATCGCCCGCTGGCGGCATCAACGGCTTGGATGTGCAGACGGGCAAGATCGGCAACAACGACCTGGGCCCGCTGATCGTCGAGGCCGGCAATCTGGCCAATGGCTCTGTGAGTGCGAGCAAGCTGGCTGCGCAGGCCGTGGATGCGACCAAGTTTGCCAATGGCATTGAGCCCGTATCTGTGAGCACGGCGGCCACGCTGCCCACGGTCAAGAGCACCAGCACCATCGTCTGGCAGGGAAAGCTGTACCGCTGGGATGGATCCAAGTACACAGCGGCAGTGCCTACCGTGGACCTGACGGGCACCATCATCGCCAGCCAGATCGCGGCCGGCGCGGTGGATGTGACCAAGTTCGCATCGGGTATCGAGCCGGTGACCAATAGCGCTGCGGCCAGTCTGCCCACGGTGAAGTCCACCACGGTGATCACCTGGCAGGGCAAGCTGTATCGCTGGGACGGCAGCAAGTACTCGGCCGAGGTGGCCGTGGTGGACCTGGCTGGACAGATTGACGCGGCCAAGCTGGCGGACAACGCGGTGACCGTGAGCAAGATTGCCGCCGGGGCGGTCGAAGCCGGCAAGCTGGCCACGGGCGCGGTGACGGCTGACAAGATTGCGGCCGCGGCGGTTGACGCGACCAAATTCGCATCCGGCATCGAGCCAGTGACCAACAGCGCGGCGGCCAGCTTGCCCACGGTGAAGTCCACCACGGTGATCACCTGGCAGGGCAAGCTGTATCGCTGGGACGGCAGCAAGTACTCGGCCGAAGTGGCTGCAGTGGATCTGACCGGGCAGATCGACTCTGCCAAGCTGGCCGACAACGCGGTGACCGTGAGCAAGATTGCGGCCGGGGCTGTGGATGCGGGCAAGCTGGCCTCTGGGGCAGTGACCACCGACAAGATTGCGGCCGCTGCGGTGGATGCGACCAAGTTTGCGAGCGGCATCGAGCCGGTGACCAATAGCACGGCAGGCACGTTGCCGACTGTGAAGTCAACTACGGCGATCACTTGGCAGGGCAAGCTCTACCGCTGGGATGGCGCCAAGTACACGGCGGCGGTGCCGACCACGGACCTGACAGGCACTGTCATTGCCAGCCAGATCGCGGCCGGCGCAGTGGATGCGACCAAGTTTGCATCAGGCATTGAGCCGGTGACCAACAGCACGGCAGGCACTCTGCCGACGGTGAAGTCCACGAACGTGATCACCTGGCAGGGCAAGCTGTACCGCTGGGACGGCGCCAAGTACTCGGCCGAGGTGGCCGTGGGCGATATGGTCGGCCAGATCGCGGCGACCCAAATTGCCGACAACGCGATTACCACGCCGAAGCTGGCAGCAAATTCCGTGGCCGCTGGCAAGATCGCTGCCAATGCGGTGACAGCCAACACCGTCGCGGCGGACGCTATTACCGCAGGGAAGATCGCGGCTGGTGCGGTGAACACCCGTGAGCTGGCCGCAGGGTCGGTTACCGCAGGCAAGTTGGTCGTAACGGCTACCGACACTGTGAACGTCGATCCGTTCTTCCAGGACGCCGACATGTGGGCCAACGCCAACTTTACGCGCAAGAGCGTGGAAGGTGCCCCAGGCCCTAACGTACTGGCAGCGACCATCGCAACAAGTATGCAGGTTCCTGCGGCGTACAGGACGCCCATCGACACCAGCAAGACGTACCTGTTTGAGACTTGGTTTATCGCAACGGCTGCGCAGACAAACCGTGCTTTTGCATCAATCCGGTTCTATGACGTCAACGGCGTGCTGCTTACTGGAGCCGACGCGCCTAACCCTGGAGCAGGCTGGCCTGGGACAAACGCATCCGCCGGTAACTTCTACTTCCCGGCAGTCGGCGCGGTAACGCCTACGACCTGGACGCGCTCGGCTCTGACTGTCGGCCCGAACGGTGTTGCCCAGTTCCCTGCAAAGGCTGCGTACTTTACCGCTGGTGCGTACCTGAACTACGGGAGCGTAGCTCCCATCGTAGAGTCTCAGTGGGGAGGCTTCCGCGTCACTGAGATGGCTCGTGGTGAGCTGATCGTCGACGGTGCTGTAACGGCAAACTCCATCGCAGCTGGGGCAGTGACTGCAGGCAAGATCGCAGCCAACGCCGTGACTGCGAATGAGATCGCCACTAACGCGATCACGACAGCGAAGATTCAGGCCGGTGCGGTGACGACTGCAGAACTTGCTGCCGGCGCTGTTACAGCCTCGAAGATGGTCATCACCGATCCCTCGACACTGGTCCCTGACGCTGACTACAGCGACGCCCTTATGTGGGCAGGCGGGCAGGGCGGCACGATCAACATCGTCACTACGTCCAACCGCGAATACAACACACTCGACAACCGTGCTCTGCAGTTGAACCGTGTGCAGACCGGTACGGACTGGGATTCCGCTTTCAGCTCTAAGTTCTCCCTCCGCGAGAACACAGGCTACCGAATCCGCACTACGGTCTACGTCCCTGCAGCCTGCACATTCAAGGTGCGACTCCTGACGTATGACTCTGCAAACGCATCGGGAGCCTACAAGGACATCGACGTGGTTGCCACTGGGGCGGGCTGGCACTCTCTGGAGGACACTTTCACGTCTCCAGGCAACGCTGCAGGTGCCCGTGCACTCGTCTACATTCACGAAACGAGCACTGCTGCCTACCTGCGCATGGGCAAGTTCTATGTGCAGGAGCGGACGACGGCCTCTCTGATCGTTGACGGAACTATCACCGCTGCGAAGCTCGCTGCCAAGACGATCACCGCTGCTGAAATCGCAGCCGGCACGATCACAGCCGCAGAACTCGGCGCGAACTCTGTGACGGCAGGCAAGATCGCAGCAGGCACGGTGACGGCCAACGAACTTGCCACGAACTCGGTCACGGCGATCAAGGTTGCGGCAGGCGCGATTACCGCTGGCAAGATTGCTGCGAATGCTGTGACAGCGAATGAGATCGCTGCAAATGCGGTGACGACTGCGAAGATCGCAGCTGGCGCGGTTTCAGCTACGGAAATCGCTGCAGCGACAATCCTCGCGAGCAAGCTTGTGATCTCCGATCAAAGCAACATGCTCGCAGATTCGGAGTTCCTTGACACTACAGGGTACTGGAACCTCTCCACCGCAGAACTTTCTACGGATGCAGCTGCTGTAGCCGCTCTCAATTGCACTCCAGTAATTGTCAACCGTGCAGGTACTACGGCTCGATTCGACGTCTTCAACCGTAACAGCACGGTGTACATGAGCGTCGAACCTGGAAAGGTTTACCGCTTGTCGATCCAGTGCTTCGTTAAGGCAGGCTGGAACGGTCGCGCACAGCTGAACGCCCAAGGTTTCCTGTCTAACGGTACTACAGGCAGCACCTCGGCTAACTCTTACGGCACTGACTACCGTGTCAACGCAGTAGCTGCTGACACTACGTTCACGCTGACGCTTGACTACACTGCAAGCGCTACGACAAGCTTCCTGCGCTTCCGAATCCTTGCAGACTTTACAAACGCCGCTGTTGCGGGATTGTTCGTCGGACGCCCTCGTGTGTGGCTGAAGCAGGATGCTGATCTGATCGTAGACGGAGCAATCATCGCTGCGAAACTTGCTGCAGGCTCTGTGACCGCTAACGCTATCGCGGCGAACTCGGTGACGACCAATGCGATTGCGGCGAACGCTGTGACAGCCAACGAGATCGCGGCGAATGCCGTGACGACGGCAAAGATCGCAGCGGGTGCCGTTTCTGCAGACCAGATCGCAGCGAACGCTATTACGGTGAAGCAATTGACGGTGATGGACTACTCCAACATCGTCCTCGATCCATTCATCCAGGACACGACAAGCTGGGCGACGTTCACTGGAACGCAAGTAACCGCGGCCACTGCCGGTGTGCCAGCGAACATGCCTGGGCCTGCAGGTATCTTGCTGTCGAAGGCAGCGGCGCAATCTGTGCTGACCCGCAATTTCCAGACCAGCCCTGGCGAGGTCTATTACCTGTCGGCATATGTCGCATCGCCTACGACGACTGGCTACGCAATCCGCCTGATGATGCAATTCATTGACCCAACAGGTGCACAGGGCGAAGCAAGCGGTACGCATGTGGGCTGGGCGGCTGCAATCACGCTGACCGCGCCTGCGGCGGTCAATACTTGGCAGAAGATTGAAGGGTTTGTCACCGTGCCTGCAGGGGTGGCATTCGGGCGCGCGCGCATCGTGTCTGAAACCGGATCTGCCATTGCCGGTAGCTGGTATGCGACCAACTTTGTATGCCGCCGCGCGACCAGCGCAAGCCTGATCGTGGATGGCGCTATCACAGCGACAAAGATCGCGGCCAACGCCATTGCTGTAGGTTCCGCTGCCATCCAGGACGGCGCGATTGTCAACGCGATGATCGGCAACCTGTCTGCGGACAAGATCAATGCCGGCACCTTGAACGCAGCGCGGATCGCGGCCGGCACGATCACCTCTTCGCATCTTTCAGCGAACTCCGTCATTGCTGGCAAGATCGCGGCCAACGCCGTTACAGCGGGAACTATCGCGGCCAACGCAGTGACCGCTACGCAAATCGCTGCCGGCTCCATCACTGTCGACAAGCTTGCGGCAGGCTCGGTGACAGCGGATAAGCTGACTGTCGGTACTGGCGGCAATCTCTGCCCTGACTCGGCATTCACGCCAGGTCTTGCGTTCTGGGGATACGGCGTGTCTCACTCACAGTACAACGCATGCACCCGTGCTGTGAACCTCAACGCGGACTATTCCGTACCCGGCAGTGTCACTGCTTACATCTTCGACAACACCAACTACGGTATCGGGGGGAGTAAGGCCACCTATCGGAAATACTTCTCTTCATCGCCAGTGAGCGTGCTCCCCGGGGAGCGCATGGAGGCGAGTCTCTATTTGGCGTTTCATCGGTGCCACGGTGAGTTCCATCTCGAATTCTTCAATGAGACGGGTTGGATTGGCGGTCAGCAACTCGCGGATATCACCAGTCAGCCAGGCGGTGGACGATCGCTCGGCGGTTACTACAGAGCGGGTGGATTCGTTACCGTCCCAGCAGGCGCCACTTATTGCCGCATGACTGTAGTTGCGGGGCCGCAGTTGGCAGGGACTACCAACGCCAACTATGTGTTTATGGTTCGTCCGTTCATCGGAAGAGCCCATCCCAATCAGACTGAACTGTCGCCTTGGACGCCTGGCTCCAATACCAACATCCTCCCCGACGGCATCACTACGCCGTCTATCTCCGCACTGGCCGGCAAGTTCGGTGACATCGAAATTCGTCCCACTGCCGGGGCATCTGGCTGCATCCGCGTTTACGACTCGAATGGAACATTACGTGTTCGATTGGGGGTGTGGTGATGCAGTGCGCGAAGAACACCAATATTTGAGGACGAAGAAATGCCGCAAGGGATTCAGGTATTCAACGCTGACGGAACGCCTCGTGTGGACACAACCACTCGATTGTCGAGGGTCATAGCAATCATTTACGTGGGCGGCGGTTCGTCTGGTTCATACACCCACGCCGGTTTTCTCACGGGAACACCATTCGGCTTATTTATTCCGGCTTCAGGAGGCGCTCACTATGTATCCATATCTTTCTCGGGCTCTACGCTCTATTGGTCAAAAACCCAGAATGCATATCCAACGACTGGCAACATCGTTGCTTTTGTCTATTAGCTTAGCGGCCTGCGGCGGAGGTGATGGCGGTGGCGAATCTGCAGAGCAGGAACCGCCTCACTCAGTTCCCGCCACCTCCCAGGTCGCTTACAACAAGGACAATTACATGCCCGCAGGCTTTCAAGTCATCAATGACAGCGGTGTGATCCAGATCGACCAGGATTACTTCAACTATTCCATGGTCGCCAAGGGTACGCTGGCTGTGAACGGTGGTGGTGCAAACATCTCCGTGGGCGGGTCTGTCGCTCCAGTCCTGTGCTTCAGGCCCACGGGAGCGGCCGTGGGCATCATGGGCTTCACGTTCAATGCCGGCGGCACTTCGGTGTGGAATTTGCGGGCCTCGGTGCAACCGAATCTGACAGCCTCTGTGGACTGGTGGGTGTTCGATGCTGAAAGGGCCGTTTCCGACACTGGCCCTGGGCTGAGCGTCTATGACGGTTCTGGAAATGTCGTTTACAACAGCAACACCCCAGAAATGCGGGTCGCAGGGGTCGCGTCCACGCCTGCTTTCGCTGGCGGTGATGGCTGGCCCCCTTCCCACAATCTCGGCTATTGGCCCGGGAAGGCTGTCTGCATTGGGCAGTCGAAGTTCTACTTCGTCAATTCGGGTTCGGATGCAGCGCCCTATCTCGCGGTGCTGGAGGCGGTCAAATTCAGCGGAGACACGCTGATTACTGAAAACATCATTGTTGGAACCGGACCAATTCTCGGCCCTGGAAGCGTCTACCCCGTGAACGGGACCGCCAGCAATTTCTTGCTCGCGGATATTGCTGGTCTGTGAACTCGAGTCAAGGCGACCGACAAAACGACCGCCCTGGCGAATTCACGAAGTTCCCAACTGATGCCGTCTCCATGTCCTTGGGCGACGGGTCAATTATTCAAAGTGACGGATTTATTTGATTTCAAACGGCCACAGGCCATAGGGGGTAAATATGACAGTTCTGAAGGTTGTGAATACCAACAACGGCATGGCCGGAGCCCATCGGGTGGTCAAGGTCGAAATCGCTGACGGGAAGCTGCAGCTGCAGCTGCATATGTACCTGACAGCCGAGGACGCGGCCAACAATCAAAACCTGCGCTGGCAGGAGTACCCGGTGCTGCCTTTGGCCGCACTGGATGTGCAGGACCCCTGGGGTTCGCTCGAGCGCGGCCTGGTGGCACAGGTGGATGGCGTGCTGGAGGGCGGCACCTTTGTGGCAGATGTGGCGGCCGATGATCTTGGCACGGCCAGGGCTTTGAAGTGGGCAGAAATCAAGGCCATCCGCGACCAGCTGGAATCCGGAGGCTTCGAGCTGGCCGCCGTGGGGCGCTTCGACAGCGATGCAGAGAGCCGCGCTCGCATCGTGGGCGCATCCATGGCTGCCAAGATCGCGCGCGATGCTGGCCAGCCCTATTCCATCAACTGGACCCTGGCGAACAACACCACGGTGGAGCTCGATGCAGACGCGGTGATCAATGTGGGCTTTGCCCTGCTGGCCCATGTGGACGGTATTCACCAGCGCAGCCGCGCCCTGTATGCCGAGATCCAGGCCGCAGAGGATGCCCAGGCCGTGGCGTCCATCAGCTGGACGGCACCCGCGCCTGAACCAACACCAGAGCAAGACGAGCCCGTCGTAGCCTGAGCAACCCATCACCAAACAGAGGAACCACCATGACAGTAGACGCCATCAACCCCCGCCTGAATGAAGTCCTGCAGAGCAACGTCGGCAACAAGCTGACCGCCGAGCTGTCGGCAGGCATCGTGGGAACGATTCAGCAACTGATGAACAGCATCGCCCAGGAGGCTTTTGCAGCTGGCCAGGCATCCGAGCGCGAAAAGGCTGCGGTGGTTGCCGCGGCCGCGCCGGCAGTGCCAGCTGATGCCGCTGGCGTGACGGATGTGGAGGCAAAGCCCGTCTCCTGATACCCCCTTGAATCTTGGGCAGGGCCATCGTTTCATGTGCCCTGCCAGATTCGCTGGCGCTGGAGAGCATATGCGTGGATTGCTTGCTGTGGCCCTGGCCAAACGTATCGGACAGCCTTTGACCGTCGAAGTGGCGCGCGAGGTCGTGGCCGAGTGTCTGCCGGATCTGGCCGTGGGCCCGGTGGCCGTGGAGCGGCGCGGCGACCTGGTGTTTCAGGCCGAGCAACTGGGACCGGACCTCGCCGCCGGCGAGCTGGCCGCCCAGCGTCTGCGCTTCCTCGAGGAAACCTTGCCGCCTGGCGTGCCAGCCCATGTTCAGTGGGATGAGCTGCGCCAGATTGAGCGCTCCGGACAACTGCTGATTCTGACTGTGCGCCGAGATAGCCAGCTGCTGGGCAGCGTGTGGCTGAACCTGTATCAGGACTTGAATACCGGGGAGCCAGTGGCCTGTGACGACATGCTGTTTATGGAGCAGGGCGCGCGCGGCGGAATGGTGGTGGTGCACCTGTGGCGCTATGCCGAGCGGGTGCTGGCGCAGCTGGGGCGCGTGCAGATGAGCTGCCATTCGCGCGAGGCCAACAATGCCGGCCGCCTGGCGCGGTTTGTGGGTGGACAGATCACCCACACGGGATTCTCGAAACGAATTGGCTGCGGCCAGGAGCGGGCGCAGCGCGCCGGAAAGGACTGAGCAATGGGAAAGAGCACCAAAGTCGATACCAGCGGGCAAAATGCGGCCGCGCTGATGCAGGCGCAGCTGTCCAAGGAACAATTGGAATGGGCGAAGCAGATCTACGGCGAGACAGCCGATGAACGCGCGGCGGCTACTTCAGTTGCCGACCAGGTATCGCGCTCGCAGCTGGAAGCCCAGAACCTGCAGAACAAGGTTGCCCAGGCGGGCTATGAGGACTACACCAGCACTTACCGCCCGCTCGAGCAGAAGCTGGTGGCCGATGCCCAGGCCTATGACACTCCGGAGCGCCGCGCGGCCGAGGCTGCCAGCGCGAGCGCTGATGTAGAAACCAGTATCGCGGCCCAGCGCGGCGCGACGATGCGCGCCATGGAGCGCTCGGGTGTGAACCCCGCCAGCGGCAAGGTGATGGCCATGGCTGGAGCCTTGGACATTGGCGCGGCCAAAGCCAAGGCAGGCGCGGCAAATGCCGCCATGAAGACCGTGGAGCAGCAGGGCTATGCCCGGCGCATGGATGCGGCAAACCTCGGCCGCAATATTGCCAGCAGCCAGGGGACAAGTGCCTCTATCGCCTCTCAGATTGGTGCCGGTGCAGTGGGCAGCGCCAATGCGGGACTGGGCGCGGCTACGAGCGGGCAAAGCATTTTGAACTCAGGGTACGCCGGCGCCCAGGCTGGACTGGCAGGGGCAGCGAATACCTACAGCCAGATCAATCAGAACCAGATCGCCGCCAACTCCTCGAGCAATTCGCTGTGGGGCGGGCTTGGAAGCGCGGCAGGAATGATCGGATCTGCTTGGCTTGGGAAAAAGTAATTAGAGAACGCAGTCGAAAACCCACCAAGCGTTTGGCTTGGAGCCGCCATCCTTGGCAAGCGCGGCATGACGTCCCTGCTTTTGGCATTGGGCCTGTGCAAGATCAAACGCTTTCTGATTGTCTGCTGAGTCCCATGCTGTGCCTTTGATCTCCACTGTGCGTGGTGTAGACGATGTGATTTCGTGCTTGCTTGCGCATGCAGACAGCACGACGCAGGCGATACCAACGGCTGCGATCTGAAAAGCTCTCATCCTATTTACCTTCTGCCGTTGTAGTCGAACCAATTGGGCTGGCTTCGCTCACATTGAGAAACCCAACTGCCGATTTGATCGAGCATTTCTTGAGCTCGTTCCCCATCGACGTGGCCTTGATCGATCTCGTTCCAGAGGAATCCCATGTACCCGTCAATTCCATCGGGGTAGGAGACATTGTCCTGGAGGAAGTTTCCCATCAGATGAGGTACACCCTCTGGATCAGTTGCGCCAGAGTGAGCTTCCGCATGAAAGAACCATCCGTCTTCGGTTTTTTCAAGTCTCAGAGACGTATACGCTCTGTATCGGTTGGTCCAGTATCGGAGCCGTAGTCCTTCCATGAATTGCCTCCTTCTTTGTGAAGGAATGTAGCAGAGTAGCAGCCGCGGCCCGGCAGCCTGTCAGTAGCCTTCGACTAAAGGCATTTCCGTTCCATCGACCGCAATCATCACGCCCGTGGTGTTGGGGTCGATTTCTATTGGGACGCCCCACATTTCATTGGGCTTGGCGAAGGCGTTGACGATGTTGAACTGGCGCAGCTCTTCCGGCGGCAATAAGCAATACCGGAAATGCAAATCGTTCTTGTGCTACTCCCGTGTTAGAGTGTTTCCTACATTGATATCAACTATCAAGAATCAATATCTATTGCATTGATTAACTATGGTGCATGCACCTAACATCCGAATTCAAGAGGCCATATGTCTAGGGAGAGCGCGTCACGTGTCACTAAACATGTCATCCCTATGGATGAGGTGTTGATTCGGACAGCGCTATCAAAATCGATGCTCTACAAGCTCTTGCGGCAGGACAAGTTTCCTCACCCAACGCCGATGAGCAATAGAAGCATTGGCTGGTTCGAGGCTGATATCGAAAACTGGCTACAGGCTAGAAAAGCAGCTCGCCAAGTCAATCTCGCACTCCCCCTCGTCTACATGGCGGGCAGGATGGGAGAGTCTGCAGAAAACAAGAAGTCAGGCGGGGACTTTTCTTGCTGGCGAATCTTCGATGTTTCCAAATCCAGTGCCCTCGGTGCTTTAGGAACGGAAAGCTCGGAAGCTGAGGTACTGATCGCGCCGCCGCAAGAAATGGTCTTTTATGGAACGCGCACAAGGTTCATGTACTCGGGCCCCTGGAAAGCCAGAGGCAGCGACCACGGGCACACGCATGGAGTGACTCCGTGCTCGCCTGACAGAGCTCAGAACGCGGCATACCGTGGAGCGCTCCAAGGCATTTCACGGGCTGATGTAGTTGTGGCCTATCTCGAAGATCTGGAAGGCTATGACACTCTGGTTGAGATTGGCTACGCCCGGGCGGCTGGTAAGAGGGTGATCGTGATTACTTCACCGGCACTTCATAAGCCACCGCTTAACGATGGTTGGGGTAGCGGGCTCTGGTTTGCTATCCGGGCTGCGGATCGGCACATTAAATTGCCGGACCACCCTGGCAGCACGTCAAAGGAGCATTGGCAATTGGCTCATGCACAAGCAGCACTGATGATTGCGGAGTGGTATCCAGGCACTATGGTCTCTACCGCCTAAAGCCATGCCCATATCCAGGTTGCCAAGGCTTTTAAACATTACTAAACAGGGCTGCACAATTGAAAGCAGTCAGGTAAAAATCGTCTTCAACTTGACGAATAAATTCTCTTATCAAAAATACTCAATCAAAGAATATCGGTAAGAAAAACTCCATTTATCTCGAACTTAAAATCCAGGTAAAAAAGAGAGTTTAAATGATACCTGTCAGCATCGCATATCTGACAGCTTGTGCTCTGGTTCTGACCTGCATTTTTCCGAAAATATTTTTTACATGTGTTGCCACGGTCAAATGGCTGATTTCTAAGTAGGAAGAAATCTCTTGAGTCGTTTTTCCTTGAGCTATCAACTTCAATATATCTATTTCTCTTTCAGTCAGTGACTCAAAATTTTTATGCGTGAAGATTTTTTCTCCCTGCATAGCTGCATTGAATATTTTTGGAATGATTTTTTTCGCCACCCGGGGAGATATCGCAGCTCCACCATTGGCTACTTCCAGCACGGCCTGCAAATAGCTTCCAAACCACGAATTCTTCACCAGGTATCCAACAGCGCCTCTCTTAAGAGCATCCATGGCCGCATCGTCGCTTTCACTTGCAGAAATTGCGATGCATAGCACGTCAGGCCTTTTTAGCTGGATGGACTCCAGCAGCTCAGCTCCTTGGCCTTCGCCAATAGACAGGTCGATGAGGAGTACGTCGAACTCTTGAGAAAAGACGTTCTTGCGAGCCTCTTTGTAGCTGGAAGCCTGCCCTACCAGAAGAGTGCGAGGGTCACGCATGAGCTCCTGCGCGATCACGTTCCTGATGTGTCTGTCTTCATCGACCAGAAAGACTCGCACAGGCTGGTTCTGCTGACCTTTCATGTCGGACGGCCACATGCCACCGAAGGCAATAGATGCGCCTTCAGTTCTGCCGACGTCAGACCGTGAGCTCATAGATGCGTCGGATAGATACATGTGACACCCCAGCAGGTAGATGGATTGGTTGGAAGTCACGCGAAAAATAAAATTTCCCTTTTTAAAAATCCACTAAAAGTAAATAAAGAAATACGTAGTTTATATTTTTACAAATTAAAACTATAATATGTGGTATCGATTGAAGTAGATGCGTGAAAAATAGATATAAACCCTTTGTTGTTGAAACATTGGACATGGAAAGTAAACAGAAATACAGATTACTTTTTTTAACACTGTAAGAATTTTCCCATCGATGCTATTTCTTCAATAGCGCACCATGTATAAAACACAATAACTTAATCAGTTTTTTATTGAATTAATTTAGTTAAGAAAATATTTTTAAACAGGGTATTACTGTTTCTCAGTCATTTTCTGAAACTGGCCTCACCGAATGCCTGTTTTGGAACGTAACCAAGCACTCCAGAACTTGTTGACGGTTAACAGGGGCCTTTTGCAGGTCTGCAAATGGTCTTTTGCTCACACACTCTCTCTTTCACTTGTCTGAAAACTCGCTATTTAAAGGAACGATCATGAAAAAGTCTGTGATTGCCATGGCGGTTATTGCGTTGGCTGGTGTTGCATCTGCTGCTGTGAGCAGCTCAAGCATTGCAGCCACAAACACGACGTCAAGCGCATCGTCTGCCACGCTGTCGGGTGCGGCTAGCTCGGGTAACGGAAGTGCGCTGAGCATGAATAGCGCAACCTCCGGTGCAACGTCGAATGCAAACGCTGCTGGCGGCGCGATCGGCGCAGGCGGTTTTGGCATCGGTGGGGCAGCTGTCGGCGGTAGCGCAACTACTTTCGGTAATGTGAAGAGCCTTTCCGCCACCTCCGGCAACGGTGTTGCGGGCGGCGTAGCGGCTACCAATGCCAATGCGGGCTCAGCTGCTGCTGCCGGCTATAACGCAGGACCCGTCAACGGCACAGCCTTCGGCGGCGCCTCTTCTCAGACCGCGAATGTTGCTGCAACTGGCGCCGGCCCTGGCGGCGGCCTGGCCTACGTCCACAACAATGCAGGCACCACCTCTGGCTACAACGCCACATCGGGAGCCGTTTCCTCACCTTGGGGCTCGTTGACCAATACCACCTCTAATGCCGGTTCTGTGGGTACCGTCCATCAGAATGCCGGCGCCTGGGGTAACGCTGGCTACCTCTCCAACGGTGGTGGCACCTCCGGTACTGCCGGTGCAGGCTCAACGGCCAATGCCAATTAAGGCAGCTATCCCAAGATAGTTGTGTTTGTCCCGGGCCTGGCTGCCTGGCCAGGCTCGGGCAATGCAGGAGCAAAGCATGAAATTCTCAATAGCTCTGTTAAGTCTTTGCGTTCCTTTGTGCAGTTATGCGCAAAGTGCCGACAGCAGCGCGCAAAGCTCCTCTAACTCTTCATCCGTAGGGGCACAACAGAATCAGTCGGTCACCATTGTCAATCCAGTTGCTGCTCCGGCGGAAAGTCGATCTGTCGCCACGATGGAAAGTAGATCCACTTCAACCTCCGATCAAAACATCACAACGAGCGGAACAACCACCCAGAACCTGAATAACACAGTGTCTGGAACGTCCAAGAACATTGTGGAGTACAGCGGCACCTACACCCTGAAGAACGTTCCCAGCGTGGGCGGCCCCAATCTCACTACCAGCAATGACACCTGCATGGGCAGCAGCAGCGGCAGTGCCAACGGCCCTGGCTTTGGCGTGAGCTTCGGCACAACCTGGACGGACGAGCATTGCAAACGCCTGAAAATGAGCCGTGAGCTCTGGAACAAGGGCATGAAGGCAGCCTCGCTGGCAATGGACTGCATGGATCCCGCCGCCCGCGTGGCACTGGAGATCACGGGTTCGAAATGCCCGCAATCCATGACCGCAGATGAGCGCCGGAACAACTACGGGCCGGATGCTTCGGCACAAGGTAGCCCAACTCCTGCTGCGCCCCCTTCAGAGGCTCAGTCAAGCTTTGCGCCTGAGGTCACTCGCCCCACGGCTATCACCTCTGTGATGGATGACCCACGTACAGCACGGCTGTATGGCAATTAGTGGGCGTGATTCCTAATCTAGGAGGCCGCTATGGGCAAGACTCTAGCTCTTTTCGCGATTGCACTATGTTGCGCTTCGTCTTTGGCTGCACCCGACTCCAGGGCCATCAACGAGCCGTGGAGCATTCAACGCCAGATCTTCGGAAGTGGCGAGCAAGGTGCAGCAGGCTCGCAGCAAGCAGAGCCAGTGGGCGACTATGGCGTCTGGCATGTGCCGCAGTACCTGCCTGGCTATCCGACTGCAGCAACGATATGGCCCCGCGCTATCCCTGTGAAATGCAAGGACAGGCAGTGCGAAGGCTATGTGATTACCCCGCAGATGGGGCCAGGTGAGTACCTGTTCTTCGTGCCTACAAGCGAATAGACTGGTCAAAGGCATAACAGGACGGCAGCACTCCTTTGGTGCTGGCAGCAACTCACCTAACAAGGGCGGCTTCGTGCCGCCCTTGTTGATTGCAGACTCACATCCCCTGATGAGTCGCATGCACAAGCCAGTTCCTAAGCTGCCGCCTGATCAGCAGGATAAGCGCAGCGTGATTCCCATCGAGATGCACTACATCGATCAGTGGCTGGCGGGGACAGTACGAGAGGCGGGGCAATTGCTTAGATTGGCGCCGGTTGGCGTGTTTGACGCCGCCCCGCTTGGTTCCTGAGGCTTGTCAAAGCGCCTTTCAGGTTCGCAGCTTGCCTCCTTAGTTCGGGCGGGCCCGGATGAGCGCATTGATATATTTCAGTCCCGTTTGAGTTTGCTGTGTGTAGCGGCACATATCCGATGGCTGGCGCGGCCCTGAGTCGACAAGGAACTCTCTGGATGCTTGCGTCACATGTAAACAAATGATTCAAAAAGTGGTTGCTCCGCCTATCATGTCGGCGTCTGAGGTTAGATCAGCCGAGCATGCATTGGAGGGAAACTATGTTGAAAATTCTTGGGCTGGGAATGTCCGCTTTGGTTATTGCAGGACTTTCCGGCTGTGCGGCTACTGGCTCGGATTTTGTGGAGTACGCTGAGAGAGCTTCGGGCTGCAGCAGTAGTGTTGGCTTCTACGGGGCCGCGATTAGTGTAGAAAAGAGAGAGGGGCGATTTGACTCCAGCGCAATGGATAAGGCCATTGCAGGAATCAAGACAACTGCTTTGGGATGCAACGCTGACATCATAACGACCATGTCGAACCTGGGAAGCGCCGTGTCTGACCTTCGTGAGAAGCGTCCGAAAGATGCCCTGGACATAGCTTTGCTGTCATTGCATGTGGCTGATGAGAACCCAGATCACTTGTTCCAGATGTATTACGCATCAACGTATCTATCCCTGGCTGCTTCCAACCAAGATGAGGCTCTGTGGAATCGTGTCATGACGTTGTATCTGGATCGCGGTTATTGGGATCCGCGGTTGCCCTTGGGCTCTTCTATGGAGCCGTACGCTACTCCCGATATTCGGCAGCGCATCGATACGCTTCAAGGAGCGATGGCGAAAGCAGCGGATGCGGCTAAGTCAGCCACGGGCATTGACTGCAGCTCTCTTCAATACTGCCAGCCGTCGCAGGGTGCTCGTTCATTTGTTGAGGCGGATTACTACGATGCCTATGCTGAGACTCTTCGTCAGGTGGGCGAGCCACGGAGAGCCAGTCTTGTAGAGAGTCTTGCTAAAGATACGCGTCAGAAGAGAACCAACCTTATTGCCAAATTGCAAGCCGAAAGCACGGCATCAGCCTCCTCAACAAAACGTGCTACTTCAAGCAGTAGTAGTCAGACAAGCACGCTAAGTGCACTTGTTCAAGCTACTGGCCAGATCGCACAAGCCGCCCGTGGTTCTGGCAGTTCTGTGCGTAGCCAGTCGTCGGCCGGGGTGTCTGCATCAGCATCTCGCTCAGCCTCACAGGCGGGCTCTGGGGCTGCAGCCATGGCGAGCAACAATTTCAATTCAAGGTCAAGCACGGCTTCAGCACCGAATTCCTACACGAGTAATTCGCAGCCAAGTGCTGCGGATGGCAAAGGGTACAGAGACGGTCAGCAGTGCACGAAACTTAGCAACAACAGCGATAGCTTTCAGAACCTTTGCACTTTCCCCGTCTGGGTCTCTTTTGTGAACCAAAATGGTCAAGGTGCCGCTGGTCCAATCAAGCCAGGAGGCCGGGAGCTGATCACCAAATCAACCAGGATTCAGTGGGCGGCATGCGAATACCCGAGCTCACCGAAATTGCAGCCGACGCTCTCGGGCTCTCCGTGGCATAACAGCCCGGGGTCTCGCTATTACTGTGTGGGACGCTAGTCAAACAGCGGTCTTTCCACAGTTTGCTCACATTCAGAACTGGCCCCTAAAAATGCTGCCCGAATGTGCCCCAAAGTTGTGTTTGTGGCCGGTTAGCGCGAAATGCAGAAATCGCTCGCTTTGGCGACTTGTGGCGGCGTGTTGTTGGTTTCTGCATGAATAGGCGTTCGGAGTTGGTATGGAAAGTTGGTGTGCTTTGTAAGTCTTTGATTTATAAATTAAGTGTAAACCTTTACACGGAGTAGGTCGGCGGTTCGAGACCGTCAGGACCCACCACTAAAAAACTAAAGAAATCAAGGGCTTAGAGCGATCTAAGCCCTTTTTCTTTGCCCTCTCTACCAACCGAAATCGTTGCTTGCCAAGCTGCCTGAGCCTGGCGTGGCGCCCGGCAGGAGAGCTCATGGCCGCTTGAGAAAAGCTCGCGGCGGCGGGCCGGGGTTACATCTTTTCGGGCTTCTTACGCTCTCGCTCTCATACCTGCTTTTCAAGTGTCTCTGGAGTTTTCTAGATTGGTGTCTCGCTCATCGGACGGGCATAAATAAGGTGAAATCAGAGCGAATGCTGATGAGTGTCTCAGGGTGTGAGTTTTGCAAAATTGGCTCCATTTCGCGTAACTGCTCGGCCTAGCATGCTCATGTGTTCTATGACAGGAGGCCAATCATGAAATCGCTATCTGCTATCGCGTTGCTGGTGACCGCTGGCGCGCTGAGCGCCTGCGATGACAAAGCACCAAAGCCTGAACTGGAAACGCGGCCGCCGGCAATGGAGGGAATACAGCGACCACAGCCAGATCCTGGAGCAGCAGTCCCGAGGCCTGAGCCATCTCCTGCGAATCCAAATCCACGGCCTTAAAGACTGGGACTTGGATAGGACTGCTAGGAGTCTGCTCATTTGGTTGTTTGTGCGGGCTCGCTTCGTTGCTGTTCCCGGCCACGATCAGCCAGAGGGTTGATGCTGTTTCCGGCCGCTCGCTCCCGGGCCGTTTTTGTGGAAGGCTAGTCTGCAGCCGGGTGATCGATGATGTAGCTCGGCGGGAAGTCCTGGACGCTATAGCGCTCGCGCTGCATGAGCATGCGCAGCACTATGTCTGCGGTTACCTCGCGCTCGCCCTTGGGCCGGGTACGTTCAGCAGGTCTACGGCTACCCGCCTGTAGCTTCGCGCGGCATATCTCCCGAATGTCCGCGCGATAGTGGCAGGTCTTCGGGGGGGCGGTGTTGGCATCGTGTGCGCCGATTGCGTCGGGGTCATGGTTGATCCCTGTGTCAATGGAGCGGCCCAATGCCTGTGCAGGCATCACAGGCACCGATCAACAGGCCAATCATCAGCTTGGCAGGCAGTGCCCGCTCGAATTGAGGTGTAAGCATGAGCTCCAGAAAACGAGCCTGCTTGGTGGCTGGCTGTTCAGCTTGAAAAGTTGGAGATTGCTGGTGCTGAAGATTCCAGTCCAGCGGTTTTGTTCATTGGGCTCATGGTGTTTGGTAGCGCTCACTTGTTGCGGGCTGAGCAGATGCGGTACCTTATAGATTGGGGCAACTGCGAGGGGATGGCTGATTTGATGGGGTGTTCCGAGAGGATCGGAATATCAACCAATTTGGCAGGACTCTTCACGCGACGGTCCCTAGCTAGGAGGTCGCCATGGAAACGATAGAACAGATGGCTGAAAGACACATCCGCGAGTCTGAAGCGGACTTGGTTCATATCGATGTGTTGATGAAGCGTGCACAGAAAATGAGTGCGAACGCAGCCGATCAAGTGGAAGCTGAAAGGCTTTTGGATCAAGCCATGAGGCAGCGCGCTAAGTTGGATCTGCATCTCGCGGCCCTAAAGAGCAAGCAAGAGTCCGATTGTGAGCAGCTGGCCGAGGAGGGCAAGCGCTTCAAGGAGACGCTTGAAAAAATACGCTCGAATATTGAAGTGATGCTGGCTTCCTGGCTTTGACCGCCAAGCGGTTGCAAGGATGGGCGACCTCCGAACGTTCCTGTGTGGAGCCGCAGTCGGCAAAGAAAGTCTGTTGCGGGGTACATCCTCCTGCACCTGTAGATCGCCCTGCCAGTCGATGGCAATGCACTAGATGATCATGTTCTTGAGCATTGCTCCCCAGAACGCCAAAAGTCCGCTCAGTGGCGGCTGGGAAAGCTCCCGCTACAGGGTTTTCATAAAGCGCTGCGGCAGGTCATCTTGCAACTATGGGTCGAGGCTGGGATGAGTGCTCTCGATAGAGATATCTGGATAACTCACTCCCGATACATGCACTTGATCACGTCCAGCATTTTTTGCCTGATAAAGAAGCTGATCGGCTTCTCTCAAGGCATGGTCCAGCTGGGACGGATCGGTGATCGATGAAATCCCAAAGCTCATGGTCAATTTTGTGCCAGAGAGAAGAAGGTCTTTATTCGACCGGAGGTCTTGTCGGATGCGTTGAGCAATTTCTTCTGCATCTCGCAGTGCGATGTCGATCAACAGAATCACAAACTCTTCACCACCGAACCGTGCGACGAGGTCGCGCTCTCGTACATGGTTTTGCAGAGTCGCGGAGACAAGCTGCAGCACCTTATCGCCATATTCATGACCCCAGGTATCGTTGATTCGTTTGAAGTGGTCTATATCACAGGCCAGCACCGCCATGGGATAGAGCCTCATGTCGGTTAAAATCTTCAGGGCATATTCATGGAAGGATCTGCGATTCAATATCTGGGTCAAAGTATCAAGGTCACGTTCTTTCTGTAGTTTGCCAACGGTTTCCTTTGCGGCAATGACGGTCATGACCACGGTAAAGAGTATCGCGAAGTTCAATATGCTCACCAGTGTCAAGAGCCAATACGGCGATCTTGGAAATGACCGCGGATCCGGGTATCCCAGCAGCGAAATAATCATGGGTCGAGTAAGAGTGTAGGCTGTGAAAATCATGCTCAGCCAGAGCAGTGACTTGTCGAGCCAGTCAAATGAGCTCTTCCTTGAATAGACCTGGAGGATAGGTAGCAATAAAACAAGGCCTGAACCAACACTGAAGGAGTTCACTCGTGCCCAGACGTTGGGGCTGATCCGGCTAAAGTAATACAGCGCAGCTAACGTGATACCGGCAATCAGTAGCGCTACAAGTGGCTGGGCCGATACACGCCATCTCTCTGCCCAACTTTTCGCAAGGCACCAAGCGCTCAGCAGGTAGAAACTGCCAAGCAGGGGTGCGTAGCGAGTGAGCTCCTCCAGGGGCATCAAGGTTTGAGCTGCGAGAGGCAGTGCAGTGAGTGAATAGGCGCAAGATTGCCAGAGCAGAAAGCGCTGAGATCGTTGGGCGAGCCAGGCAGCGACCAATATGACTGCCAGAACAAAGATCGCCAAAGGTGGCGTCAGAACCAAGAGGTCGTTATTCGCGAACATATGACCAGAGCCTCCTCGATCGAAGAGCGGTAACGCCTGTTCCTTGAGCGCAGAGCGACAATCTACTTGCACCGTAAATGTGTTCCGCTATTGGCGTCACAATTTATTACAGCGTGCGTCCTCCCTCATCCATGTCAGCCTGCTTCTTGTTTGGAGTGGTAAATCAGTCAAAAATTGTCAATGCCAAGACTTTCTTCCATGAATGAAAATCGTTCCAAGTTATTGATTCGCATTCATCGCTGGCATGTAACTTCCGTGCGATTTTTGAAGCTTATGCAGTGATCTTTTTAATCTCCTGAATCTGAATGCCAGTCTGCTTTTATGGTCAGCTCCTTGCATTGCTGGACGCCCATTTGAAGGATGTACGGCTGGCTTGCTGCGTACTGCGGTGCGAAGCCATGAGGCTTTGCCGAAGGGCTTTGGTGGCTTGTCGTCTGCCTTCTGTGCCATCTGGCAAAGCCGCTCATGGGCCTGCCTTGCCTCATCCAGCTTCCCGGGCCGGATGCTGGGAAAGATTGGCTCATCTGCTTGTGCGGGAGTGCTGGTCGGCCCATGCAGATGGCGGCGGTCAGGATCAGTCCTGCAACGAGATTTTTCATGGTTTCGCTTCGTAGCGCTTGTCTGTAAAGCGCAAGCAGCTATCTCAATTGAGTCGATCGCACTCACATCGGCCAGGCATCTGGCGTCTTGGCGTTCACCACGGGCACGCCAATCAGGCAGAAGAAGCCAAAGAGGGTCAGCGCGATCAGTGGCTTTATTTCAGGGGCGGGCTATCAGAAGCGCGAGGGCTAGGGTGCGGGTATGCGGCCATTTCACAGGTCCCCTTGGCAATCAGGCTTTGGAGCAAGGTGAGTGACTTTGCCAGTTGCTTGGCCTCATGGCTTGCTTCATGCAGGGCGTAGTGCTTTACGTCCACAAAGCCGCCCACAGCTTTTGCTGCGGGATGAAGGTCGAGGATGGCTCGCATGTCGCGGTCAAAGAACCATTCCCAGGGTAGTTGCTGGGAGAACGTGTCGTAGAGACTGCGCAGGATCACGTTGTCGAAGCCAGCCCTTCGCAT